GCGTCGCCGCTTAAAGAAAACCGTGAGAAGGTTTACGAGTGGCTGCGTCAGGAAGGTTATGGCGACATAATCAAGAACACCGTGTTTTGTTCTTTTGGTCAGGAGGAGGACTCCAAAGCGAAGGAGTTTTACGAAATGGCCGAGCAGCAAGGCTACACGGCGGAAGCTAAGACAGAAGTACACCCATCGACCATGCGGGCCTTTGTGAAAGAACGTGTCGAAGCGGGTGACGATTTTCCTATGGATCTTTTCGGTGCATGGGTTGGACAACGAGCCACGATTAAAGGAGGTAAATAATCATGGCAAATGCAGTAGCTAAAAAGCGTAAACAAGAAGTCGGTGAGGCAAACGACCTTCTGACAATGTTCGAGGGTGACTCCTCTGCGGGCCTTGAAAACCTGACGCAGGATGATCTCGCCCTTCCTTTTCTAAAAATCTTGAGCGGCCTTGATCCTCTACTTGATGATCCTGATATCGACGCACGTAAGGGGGACATTTACAATACCGTCACTGGTCAGGTGTACAAAGGCAAAGACGGCATTCAAGTTGTGCCATGCGCTTATCAGAAGCGTTTTATCGAATGGGCCCCCAGGGGGTCTGGTTCTGGGGCACCCATCAACGTCTATACTCCAACAGAAAGTCGTCCTGAGACGGAGCGGTCTAAGGAAGACAATAAAGACTACGTCGTAGGTGGCGACGGTAATTACATCGAAGAGACACACCAGCATTTTGTGGTGGTGGTCAACGACGATGGTAGCGCCGAAACTGCTTTGATTGCGATGAAATCTACGCAGTTGAAGAAGAGCCGGAAGTGGAACTCCATGGTGGCCTCCGTGCAAGTAACCGGGGCAAACGGGAACACGTTTACACCACCACGGTTCTCGCACCTTTATCACCTCAAGACGAGCGCAGAAGAAAATTCAAAAGGCTCGTGGCATGGTTGGGAAATCTCCCGGGAAGGCATGATTGACAACGCTCAATTGTATTCTCGTGCAAAAGATTTTCACGATACCATCATGTCAGGTGAGGTTGTCGTTAAACACGAGAACGAAGCCGGATCAACCGGCAACTCTGAAGACGTACCGTTTTAACTCATTGGGGGCGATGCAAGTCGCCCCCTTCCCTTTAAGGAAAGATTATGGACCACGTGAAAGATTTCGCGGCGGCTTTCCAAGGGCTTTCGTCAGCGTACATTACAATGACGGCAGCGGGTAAGAACGGCGCAGGTAAGAATGAAGGAACATATCAGACGAAACGCGAAGCGTTGACCTTAGATCACTATGAGGCGCATCTAGCAGGTAAGTCGTCGTTAGGTATTTTTCTTTTAAATGAAGAGTCCCAGGTTAAGTTTGGGTGTATTGACATTGACCAATACCCCTTAGATCACAAAAAGATAATCGACTTCTTGCTCGAAAAGAAGTTGCCCCTCATTGTGGACCGCTCGAAAAGCGGCGGCGCTCANTGTTATCTATTCAGTAAAGAGTGGATGCCAGCGGCTAAGATGAGGGAAGCCCTCCGCAAGATTGCGGCGGGCATGGGNCTTGGGGATGCTGAGATTTTCCCAAAACAGGAGCAAATTAGCGTAGACCGTGGAGACGTAGGGTCTGCCATCAATCTGCCTTACTTCAGCCATGAGGACAGTCTGCGTCACGCTTTTAACGACGACGGCAGTGCCGCGACGCTCGAAGAATTTTTGGCGCTTTATAAGAAGAGGGTGCAGACGCCCGAGCAGATTGAAGCTTTGAGCATTGTTGAAAAGCAAGACTTCTTGGTGGACGGTCCTCCCTGTCTACAGGTCTTATTACCTAAGAAGATATCTGAGGGTGGCCGCAACAACGGTCTATTTAACATAGGCGTATACTTACAGAAGGCTTACCCGGACTCCTGGGAAACAGAACTTATGCAGTGGAACATGGCCTACGTGAACCCACCACTGGGACTAAACGAAATAGGTGTAGTGGTAAACCAGCTAAAGAAGAAAGATTACGCTTACAAATGCAACGACGCGCCCATTAACTCGTATTGTGACAGACCCACTTGCCTAATGCGAAAGTTTGGGATTGGTGGCACCGCCTCTGCGGCAATGGGGAACTTGAGGAAGTATGATAGCCATCCTCCTATTTGGTTTTTAGATGTGAACGGCACGCCCATCGAACTTGATACAGAGGGGCTCATGTCGCAGCCCTCCTTCCAAAAAGCCTGCATGGAGCAGTTAAATTTCTTGCCGCCCACTTCTACAAAGCAGACTTGGGAAACAAGGATTGCAGCGCTGTTGTCAGAACTTCGGGACAATGCCGCCGCAGTCATACCCGTAGCCGAAGAAGAAAGCACCAAGGGTATCTTTTACGAATACCTCCGTGACTTTTGTCTCCACTTTCAACAAGCAAATACCAGGGAGGAAATCTTACTTGGAAAACCCTGGACTAACGACGAACAGGAGACCTTCTTTCGGCTACGGGACTTGGAATCCTACTTACAACGCAACAAATTTTTTGAATACAAACGTAATAAGCTAGCGCAGCGTTTACGTGAAATAGGCGGACAATCTTCAAAACTCCGCATTCAGGACTCAACGGTTAACGTCTACAAAATACCTGCCTTCGTGTCTGGAAAGGTGGACGTGGGCACACCCTTTGAGCAAAAGGAGTTTGATGATGTCCCTTTCTGAGTCGAAATACTTCCGCATATTTGGACCACCCGGCACAGGTAAGACCACCCGCCTCTTGAACGAAATTGATGACTTAATCATGCAGGGTGTGCAGCCCAATAAGATTGGCTTCTTCGCCTTCACTCGGAAGGCAGCGAATGAGGCTAAAGACCGCGCTATTACGCGCTTCGGGCTTGACCATGAGGACCTCGTTCATTTTAGAACACTGCACAGTTTTTGTTTTCGACACTCAGGCATCAACTTTGACCAGCTTATGTCAAAGGAAAATTGGAGAGAGTTGTCTGACCAAACCGATTTTAACTTTACGTGGGAGCCCGGAGACCCTGACGCTGTGGAAAACCTTTCTACGGCGTTGCCCGACGTCCGTACAGTGCTTGGCTTAATTACCATGGCCCGTTTAAAACAGATCACGATACGACAAGCTTACGACAATTGGGAGGAAGCCTATAAGTACCCCTGGCCTCAAATACTTTACCTTTGGAAGTGCTACGAGGACTACCGCAAAAGCACACGTTCTTTTGATTTTACAGACATGTTGACTGTCTTCTTAGAGCAAGCGGATCAGTTATGCCCGTCTTTTCACACTGTATTTGTGGACGAAGCTCAGGACTTATCGCGGCTGCAATGGCGTGTCGTACAGGCTATAGCCGATAAATCTGACCGAGTGATTGTGGCAGGCGATGATGACCAAGCTATCTTTAGGTGGGCAGGGGCAGACGTGGACTCTTTCCTAGAGCTTCCAGGAGCATCTGAGACGCTTTCTAAAAGCTGGCGGGTGCCTGTTGCTGTGCATGCTTTAGCTGAAAGTATCGCGGACCGTATATCNGACCGCTATCCAAAAACCTACACACCGCAAGAGAAATACGGGAAAGTGAATTATGTACANTCNATACGTTCAATCCTTGACGATCTTGAGGAAGGGACGTGGCTCATTCTAGCTCAATGCGCGTACATGTTAGACGACGCAGAGGAGGAAATAAGGACGGCGGGCTTGTTCTACGAGATGAAAAACCGTAAATCAGTACCAGAAAAGGTACTAATGGCGATAGCAGCCTGGAAGAAGCTGCAAGCCGACAAGGACATAGATGGCAAGGAGGTTCGCGCAATTTACAGTTATCTGCACGTAGGCAATGGACTAGCGCGTGGTTTTAAAGCCGCCGCTCAGGTTGAGGATGATGACCTCGTGACCTACGAGGACTTGGTTATGAACGTGGGGTTGTTGGCCGACCATACCGAACCGTGGCACACGGTCCTGACAAAAATGCCAGAAGCCCACAGGGTATATCTTCGCGCCGTTGAAAACCGTGGCGAGAACATTAGCGAGAGGCCCCGCATCACATTATCTACGATACACGGTGCGAAAGGCGGCGAGGCAGATAATGTCGTTCTTTATACCGATATAAGCTATGCCAGCGTCAGGGAATCCAATGCTAGCCAGGAGGGGGACAATGATCTCCACCGCACCTTTTACGTGGGCGTCACCCGGACTAAGCAACAACTTTTCTTAATGTCTCCGCAGTCAGTTAAGGAGTCTTATCTCGTAGAGTAGGTGCAAGCATGACATTACAAATGGCTTTAGATTTGACGGGCAGTTTAAAAACAGAATGGGTTCCTCCTGTGGACCTGCCGGATATTTTTGATGCAAAGCAAATCGCAATTGATCTTGAGACACGTGATCCTAACCTTAAATCACTGGGACCGGGTTGGGCGCGTAAAGACGGGGAAGTGGTGGGTTATGCCGTAGCCATAGACGGCTGGTCTGGTTACTTCCCCGTCAACCATTTAGGCGGCGGCAATCTTGACCGCAGACTTGTAGAGCGGTGGATGAAGAAAGTCTGCGAGTGCCCTGCCGAAAAGATATTCCACAACGCTCAATATGACGTGGGCTGGCTTAAAGCTCATGGCATTGAAGTCAATGGCAAGATCATCGACACGATGGTCGTCGCCAGTCTGTTGGATGAAAACAGACGGTCCTTCTCTCTAAACAGCGTGGCCTATGACTATCTGAACAAGGTTAAGTCTGAGAAAGAGTTGATTGAATCGGCACGGGCGTTTGGCTTGGACCCGAAGGCAGAGATGTGGAAGATGCCATCTATGCACGTGGGGAAATATGCCGAGGTTGACGCCGAACTGGCCTTGGAACTTTGGAACTATTTTAAAGTAGAGATAGGCAAAGAAGGTCTACATGACATCGTGGACCTTGAACTCAAACTGCTACCGTGCCTCATTGACATGACATGGCGGGGTGTGCGTGTGGACCTTGATGCCGCAGAGCGCACAAAAGAGGCGTTGATAAAGAGAGAGGCTTCAGTCAACCGTAAGATAAAGAAGCTTGTTGGACGCCCCGTAGAGATATGGGCGGCTCAAAGCCTTGCAAGCGCTTTTGACGATCTATCTATTCCTTACCCAAAGACAGAGAAGGGCGCACCGTCTTTCACCAAAGGCTTTTTGACAGACCATGAGCATGAACTTGCCAAGCTTGTGGTCGAAGCACGGTCCTTGAATAAAATTCAGGGCACGTTTGTCGCAACCATACTCAAGCATGTGGGCGACGATGGCCGCATCCACGGGCACATTAATCAAATACGCTCTGATGACGGGGGCACCGTGTCGGGCCGTATCTCCATGAGCAACCCTAACCTACAGCAAATCCCGGCCCGCGATCCTGAGTTGGGCCCCATGATCCGGTCTTTATTTTTACCGGAAGAGGGGGAGGAGTGGGCGTCCATTGACTTCTCGCAACAAGAACCACGGATCTTGGTTCACTACGCTTCTGTGTTTGGGCGGTCAAGAAACGTCCCGCTTCGGGGCGTCGAGGAGTTTGTGGACGGGTACAACAACAATCCCGACATGGACTTCCACACGATGGTCGCGGACATGGCCCAGATTAGTCGCAAACAGGCTAAGACAATAAACCTCGGCATGATGTACGGCATGGGGGTCAACAAGTTATCTGAGCAGTTGGACATCCCAATTGACGATGCCAAGACGTTGATCAACCAATACCATGAGCGGGTGCCTTTTGTGAAAATGCTTATGCGGGGCGTTACAGATAGGCTCAACGACAAGGCCAGCAACGGGGCCATCCGGTCATTAAAGGGCCGCAAGTGTCGGTTTGACCTATGGGAGCCTGACACATTTGAGATGAACAAGGCGTTGCCGTATCAAGAAGCGGTGCTTGAATATGGTGCAACAGCGCGTCTCAAGCGGGCATACACTTATAAAGCTCTCAACCGTCTCATTCAGGCGTCTGCCGCCGACATGACAAAGCAGGCTATGGTAAACGTGTACGAAAGTGGTATAGTTCCGTTAATTCAAATACACGACGAACTTGCGATCTCTGTTAAAGATAAAGCGCAGGCGGATTCCGTCGCAAAGGTGATGGAAGACAGCATACCTCTTGAAGTACCCAATGCTTGTAGTGTCGAGGTTGGCAAGAGTTGGGGAACAGCGGCTTAGACTTTTCACCTCCCTGGCGTCTTTGTCCGCACAAACTTCCCTACGTCCAAACTCGACCACGGGCGTAGGGTTTTTTCTTGCATGTCCCTGATATATCTTATATGTTCGCTTATCTAATNAACTGGAGATTGTGATGGATACCAACAAATGGAAAAGCGTACTGGTTCCTATCCAGACGTACNAAGAAATTAANAACCGNGCGTCCCGTGAGGGCCGCACAATTAGTGGTCAGCTTCGATTAATTCACGCCGAGAGCGAGACTTTTAGAGACNTNTACCCTGGTAAAGCTTCTGAAGTCGATCTACAGCCTGTAGACCATGGCTAAACCTAATCGTGGGATAGGGCTTCTTTCATATAGAGCCCTTAAACCGAAGAAACGCACGTCTATTGGCGAGAGTTCTCGCACACGGCCCTTGAACAAACAAAAGCGCCGTAGCTTTAAAAAGTATAGAGGCCAGGGAAAGTGTTAAACGTCCCTGCGTTCCTAATGTGCTTGACCCAAGCTATCTTTTTTGAAGCCCGGGGGGAGCCCTTTATCGGTAGAGTAGCCGTCGCGTCAGTTGTAATGAACCGTGTGGCAGATGAGCGTTTTCCAAACGACATATGTGAGGTTGTTTACCAAGGTCCCACATATAAAACGCGCCCTGATGTGCCCGTGCGACACCGCTGCCAGTTTAGTTTTTACTGCGACGGTAAAAGTGACGAGATTGATTTTGACACAAAACCTGCACAAGAGGCTCTACAAGTCGCGTTAATGTTTGCAGACGGTATAATGTTTGATGTGACTGAAGGCTCCACCTTCTACCACGCCGTCTATGTAAATCCCGGGTGGGCTAAAACAAAAACTAGGGTGGTTCAAATTCAAAACCACATATTTTATAGGTGGGAAAACCCCAATAAAAAAGTTAAAGAAGAAAAGTCCGAAGACGAATTAAAGACTTGACGTATGCGACATTATTTTCTAGGTTCCTAATATCGGGTTTCAAACTCGGTTCTCCATTGTTAAAGCCAAAACCCCCGTCATAATCCCAGGCGGGGGTTTTTTCTGTTGACACGTAGATATGGGATATTATAAGCTCTGCTTGAAAGGAGAACCAAAGCATGGGTGATTTACTAGTACAACTCTTTATCGAAGGCTTTCTTCGAGGAGTTCTTGGCGTATGATAGTCTGTCCAGAGTGTAACGGAGATGGATGGGTTGAAGATGAGTATTCTGTCGGAGGTTATACGCCGGATAGATGGATGGAAATCCGCGCACAAGAAGTTGAGTGCGAGGTCTGTGGGGGATGGGGCGAAGTTAGCTCCTCCTCTGAAGCAGGCGAAAGGAAAGTTAATCTTTCTTGGTTGGGGCATAGCTCCAATACGTCGTAAGCGGCGGTCCTTTTGGCAGAGGTTGTTCAGATGACAAAGTACATAATTTTCATAAAACTTTTCTGGCTTGACCCGATTGATGCCAAGGGTGTTCACGGGTTGGAAATTAGTCACTTGAACAACAAACCTCTTTACTTCTTGAGCCAAAAAGCGTGCGTCGAGCATGTGCAAGAGAGCATATACAGCCTAAAATGGTATGCACGTAGCCTCTACGGTCCGAAAGTCACCATCGAAGCGATTTATTGTATTGAGCGCACAGAAACATGATAGAGCCTCAAGACTGTCCGTGGTGCGGGCAATACAGCACGCGCTTTGATTTAGTTCACGGGCACTACCAATGTCCCGTTTGTAAGAGACCAATCTCAGATTGTTGTAATGGAGAGAGAATAGAGAATGAGCAGAAGACATTGCCTGACCGAGCGAGTGCAAACTGACTTTGGCACATTGTTCGCGCAGATAGATTTTGATGATGGCGGTAGGGTCATTGGTTTAAACGTAGCCGCCCATAACAAGCACGAGGACAGCGCCGTTAACAAGGCGCTTAATAGTTTAAGTCAGACCTTTCGTGACTTAATCGACACAATTAATAAGTGAGATAAAAATGGACACTGTTTTCGCTATCGTCGTATCCCTCGGCACTATGCTTGTGTCGGACGACGCCAAAGAGTTTTTTAAGACTGCTCTTGAAGAGATGGAGCAAGGTGCCAAGTGGCATTATGTGGGCATGCAGCCCTTAGACCCCACAGCCAAATCAATACCTGGGCAGTTGTGTGAACCTGAGACAGGTAAATGTGGTGACCCGTACATTATCTGGAAGCTTAAAATGCCGGAGAGCGACTAGGTGAGTTCACGAGAAGAAATGTACGCTTCTTTCCATAAGGTCATGGAAAAGAAAAAAGAAGAGGAGGAGGTGTATGTCTCCTTTGTGCCGTCTGGCGAAAAAAAAGTTCTCACCGTCCACCGAGGTAACGTCCTCGTAATTGAGACTGAGCTTACCCAAGGCAAAATACATAAATTGTTACGTGAGCTTGTAAAAATAATGTGATATCGTAAGCTGTCACTTACGTTGAAAGACAAAACCTTACAATCAAACATAGCGTGATATAGTTGGTTTTGGTCTAAGACAGGGTGACACTTTATGGACAGTTTCTTGTCCTTCTTAAAAGAGTCGGTTGACTATGATCCCGACACGGGCATCTTTCGCTGGAAGAAAGAGCGGCCCCTTAATCATTTTTTCTCTGAGCTATACTGCAAGGCATGGTCGTCCCGCTTTGGGGGTAAAGAATTAAAGGCGGGTGACCAGGGCTACGTCTACGTGCAACTAAACTACCATGGCCGAAAGAAGCGCGTCCGAGCGCACCGTCTTGCGTGGGCCTTCGTCCACGGAACGTGGCCCGAGAACCAGATAGACCACATCAACGGTGACCGGGCCGATAACCGCATCGTCAATCTTCGCGTCGTCACTAACGCTGAGAACGGACGAAACCGGAAGTTATCTAAGAACAATTCATCCGGCTACAACGGCATCTATAAAGTGAAACGGAATAATTCATGGCACGTTGAGATCCACTACAATAAGCGACGCATCTTCTTGGGGCAGTTTAAAAAGCTGGAGGACGCCGTCCGTGTAAGAAAAGAGGCGAACCTGAAATACGGGTACGCTGAAAACCATGGTATGCCCCGTTGAGGTAGTCTTCGATAAATTTAGATGCGACACCCGGGCCGGGTTGGTGTACCGCGCCTGCAAGGACGGGCCCCTAGTAGTTTGGAAACCCTTCTTGACAGTGGACCCTAAAGGGTACGTCTACCCCTACCTGCGTTGGAAAAATAAAACATATCATATCTACGCCCATCGTGTGGTGTGGGCCTTTGCCCACGGCACTTGGCCCACGGGCTTTATCGACCATATCAACGGCAATCGCTCCGATAACCGCATCGAAAACCTCCGTGACGTGTCTTCGGGGACCAACGGCAAGAACAAGGCTCAGAACACCAAGAATGTATCTGGCGTGACCGGCGTCAGTTGGTGTAAGGCACGCCGGAGGTGGAGGGCCAAGATAACCTCCGATTATGAGACCACGATCCTCGGACACTTCGATGACTTTGACGAAGCAGTAAGGGTGCGCCGCGAAGCCGAGCGTGAGAAAAACTTCCATCCAAACCATGGTAGAAAAAAATAGTTGACACCTATTTTGTGAGGGTTTATAAGACACGTCCCATATTAACAATGGAGACATGAAATGGCTAGACTAAACCACGATGAGCGCAAGATTATCTTTGACGCCATCAACTGCATGCGCGGTGTAAACCGCGAACTGCTCGACACTTACACTGTTGCGCTTCGGACAATCCAAGAGGCGGAAGAAGCCTGGACTAAAATGGAGCGTCTCTTCAACGACGGGCGCTGGAAGGCCACCGACTACTGGTGCGACTACGTGTACAAGGCCCTCGAAGATTTGGACGCTGAGTCCAAGGCCGTTGATAAGATTGTCGAGGAGGTTGAGACCAATGAAAAATAATTCTACAGCAACACCCTTCGGTCATTACTCGACATTTGGTGCGCGGCTTCGTGTCGCAATTAAACGCGCTGAAACCACACAGTCGCAGTTAGCACGCGACCTGGGCGTCGCCCAACCATCTCTAAACATTTGGGTAAACGACAAAGGGATGCCTAGTAGCAAGTATATCAAACCGCTGTCCGAGGCCCTCGACGTAAGTGCCGACTGGCTCTTGGACATTGATACATCAGAGATAGGCGGCGATGAACTAGACCCCGTCGATCACCTCATACGTCATTCCTTAAAGCAGACTGCCACTGATTTGGACGAGGCTATAAACCGCCTCGAAAGGATAACGGGCAGGGCTCCCGTCTCAAGGGCCGAGGAGCGGCGTCGAAACCGTCAGAAACCGCCCCGGATAGATGACTTGCTGACCAACAAATCACGGCTCNCGGCTCTCTTAGGCAACGACAAGTCTACGGTTTGGAGCGACGACGATGTTTGATATAATGACCAAAGGCCGTGACACGGTCCTCAAGTGGCAAAAAGCGGACCCCACGGACCCACAAACGTGGCCCAAAAAGATGGAAACGGTTTTGGTTAAAAACTCTAAGGTTGGGGACAGATTGGACCTCTTTGAAGATCGTTATGCCGATCCTAATGGCGAGAGCTTCTCTCTTGAGTGCCAATATGCCGTGGTTGAAAGCATAACCCCTGAGACAACGGAATGCACTTTGATACAAACCAGCGAAGGTGCTTTCGGTTTCCCTCCAGAACATGTTTTAACACGGGAGGTTAGACATAAATAAGTTGAGGCCCTTACCGCCCTCTTACATGGGGGGCCGTACCTTGCTTTCTCTTAGCGGTGCGAAAGCCATGAAACATTCCTGAAGTGCCGTGGGCCTCGGTAAGTCGGTTTTTTGCTTCCGACTATCTCATAGTGAGCGGCCAAGGATGTAACCGTGTCGAAGTGATAACCCCACCAGTGATCTATGCAACGCTGGTGGGGTTATGCGTTTAGCGCATAGCTGGTATGCAATAATACCCTAACTATTAACTAAATATAGGTTAACTAGGGGTTGAGGTATGGGATAAACTATGATATAATGAGATACACGCTCTTGTACATTGTGAATATGATTGGGACGGTTTAAGCGGACCGAGATCCTCTAACGATTGGAGAATCGAATGAAGCTTAAACTGAAAGCCGTTAACCACGGCAAAGACAAGAACCGATATTGCGGTCCTTCCGTAATATCCGCCGTCACCGACCTGACTACCGGAGAGGCTGCACGGCTGATCCGAATGAAAACCGGAAGACGGATGGTCACGGGTACGCATACAAGCGAGGTCGAGAGTGTCCTCAACGACTGCAATATCCAAATGACCATGCTACCCCCGCCCGAAGGTTTTAAGTTTGGGCGGTCCAAGGGCATCACCCTGGCGCACTGGCTTCGACTTACACACGGCCAGCGCAAAGACCGAATATTCTTGGTCGTCGCAGGGTGGCACTGGCAATTGATCAGTGGCAATCGCTACGTGTGTGGCCGTATCTCACACGAGGGTATTGTCTCTATCAAGCACCCGAAAGTGAAACGACGGGCACGTATCGCTGAAGTCTTTGAACTAACCTCAGATAACGTCAAAATGCCAGACACAGATGTGTCGAAGCCTAAAGCAAGGCGTTGCTAACTAGAACGTAAACCACGGCTCTTGGTCCACTTAAACTGTTCCATTCAAATCGCTATATATATATAGGGGAGAAATTATTTTTTTTGAAAAAAATTATTTTTGACGTGGAACACGTGGAACAATGGAACAAAACTCGTGTAACCGTTATATAGCTTCAAAAATCGTGTTCCGTTTTGTCTCCAAAATGTTCCATTGTTCCGTTTTCAAATTGATTCGAAAGATTTTTGTAAGTCAATTTTTGAAAAATTGGTTGAACCCCCCTTATATATAAGGCAGAAAACTTGTAAGCCTCATGTAAATTAACGGTGAAGAAAATGGGCAAGCATGCTGTAAAGAAAAAAGACGCTGATCCTAGTTGGGTTGAGACCCGTGGGCGTAAAGCTTTAACTGTAAATACCAAGCTAACCCGTAAGCAGGAGCTTTTTGTAAAGGAGCTTGTGAGCAAGGACGGGCAGATAACATTGCGAGAGGCGGCCATCAACGCTGGCTACCCCGCTAGTAGCGCCCACAGTAGAGCCTATGAGCTTACCAACCCCGACAAGAGCCCTCATGTTGTAGCCGCCATCCGGGCGTACCGCGAGGAGCTAGACGTTAAATTTGGGGTAACCTACCAAAGGCACCTGAGAGACCTTCAGACGATCCGTGATATGGCATTGCAGAACGGTGCCTACTCCGCCGCCGTCCAAGCCGAGTATCGACGTGGGCAGGCCCAAGGAGACATATATGTGAACAAGTCCGAGATCCGTCACGGGTCTATCGATTCCATGTCTAAAGACGAAGTGTTAAAAGCCTTAGAGGAGATCAAGCAGAGCTATGCCCCCATCACCATTGATATCACTCCCGAAGAGCCGGACAATACCGCGAACCGCCGCAAAGCGCGAAAGCGGCTTGTGGAAGCTGATGAAAGAGGGCGTGACGAAGAGCCAGAGGAAACTATTGATGACGAGGCTGGAGACCTGGGCGACGCCGGGGATACCTGATGTCATCATACAAGATGAGAACGGCCTGTTTCATTTTGTGGAGCTAAAACATACTGGCGGTAGAGCGGTAGAGCTATCTCCCCATCAGATAACTTGGATGGATAACCATAAGAACGGCAGTGCTTGGATTTTGGTTAGAAGGTCCACCAAGAAAGAAAAAGACACGATCCGAGTATATCATGCGTCCAAAGCGATTGACGCCAGGATGGAAGGGATAAAGTGCCCGCCAAATCTTTTGGTAGAAGAGCCGTTTAATTGGGATCAAATTATGGGGTTGATTTGTCCTAGATAATCGCATACCCTGTCCGTCCCTAAACAACAACGGAGAATAGATATGTCCTGGAAACCAGTGTTCATAATGAACGACGACGAGAGGGTCTATAACGGCCAGCGCTTTGCCACCCAAGAGGAGGCTCGGCTTAGTGCTGATCGTAGGTTTGGGATGTGGACCATGCCTGCTGATTTCACAACTGAGGAAAGCGACGATCCGGTAAACTATATGTTTGACCCAATTAAAGGAGACATAAATGTTTCTGCTTAGTTTAATTGGACGCCTGTTGTACGGGCCGGATTGGAAAAAATACGCAAACACGCCACCCCCGAAAAAGATGCGGACAACGCCCCGCCGCCGTAGGAGTTTTTAGTGGGCACTGCTAAATCTTTTGATGAGGCGTATGACCTTCTAAAGAAAAGGGATGACGCTAAGAAAAAATAAAACTTGACCCGGGCTTGACCCGGGTTTTCTTTTCTGCCATAACGTATGCGCTTTAACCCATATAGGAGAAAACCATGCTAAAAGAAAAGTTAATGTCTACTGTAATTGAGTACCTAATGAGCGAGATTGAACATGCTGTAGGTAACGGGTTTTCAGAAGAAATTTTGGATGGAGATATTTGGATAGACACTTCGGATCACTCTCATTCAATTAACCTTGATATAGACTGGCTTGCCAAGCCAGTGAAATTAAAAGCTGTTGCGTTTCCAGTAATAGAAAACGAAAAAGGATTTTTGCAAGAGGACAAGACCGCACAAGAAATTACTGTCTATGAGGGAGAAAAAATATGAGCCCTTTATTATCTGACTTGAGAGACATTAATGACCCCTACGCGATTTTTGTGGGGCAACCTAATTCTAAACATACTGTGCCTTGGATTGGCACCTTAGAACAGCGCGTCTTGCAAGCCTATGCCTCGCCAGAAGACGAGGATAAAAACCCGGAGCATGCGGCATGGTTTATTGCGGGCCGCTCGGATGGCACGTTAGGCCGTTGGGAATATGGCGACGTTTACCGGGATGAATTATTGGATACGATGTATCTAAAATATGCCTCGCCGGAGTTTATGAAAACCTATCGGAAACACCCGCTTAAATTGGTGTTCGATACGGTGCCTACCGATAGCATGCTAGCTTGCGTCTCTTTATTTGATGCGGTAGAGCCTAACGCTTAAAACCTTAGATCGAAAATAAAACCTAGGCCCGGGCTTGACCCGGGCTTTTCTTTTTGGCATAAGGTATGGGAGTTAACCCATATATAGGAGAAAACACTATGTTAAATTGTACTGAAACAAGCCGCGCAAAAAAGACCGCAGGCCTTGCCGTCACATATAGGGCCGCCCCTGGCGATATGTACGGGACCTGCCCAGATACCTGCCCCCTTAAACCCGTTCAAACCGCAACCCGTGAAATAGACCGAAAGTATGAGAAAGCGGTTAGGGGTAGCGTGCCAAAAAATGGCCGCGCTTTTTTGTTTACGCATTTTGCCCCGCATACTTGGGGAGAACGTAACACCGGAAACCAAAACCAGTGCGCTTTTAATTATTCCGCCCCAACTTTAGAGGCCGCCGCAAATGAGACTATGTTAGGCAATGCCAGTGTAGCCGTTGCGCCTGCTAACTATTGGAAAGACCGCGCCAGCGATAAGGTAACCGACGCGCATGGCGTCCGGGGCGTCCGGTGCCCGGATGAAACAACCGGCATAGGTTGCGCCCGTTGCGGTAATGGCACGCCCTTATGTGCCCGCCCCAACCGTGATTACTTTATTGTTTTTACAGCGCACGGCCCCACCAAAAAACTAGCGGGCGAAAATGCAACGCCCGGCGGATGTTATGCCGGAATGGGAAACGTGGCTATTCACTGGCGCAATTTATCGAAACGAAACACGCCCGAAATATCAGACGCAGAAAAACACCGGGCGTTCGTCAAGACGCTAAAACCCGGCTCTATATTGCGGCCACATATTGCGGGAGATATCGGCCTGCAAAAATAGCGCTTGCATAATATGCGCTATTATGAGATAACAACCCCAGGCAATAACGCCTTTAATCTTTATCAATGGAGAAAACTACAATGGCACACGAACTAGCAACACAATTAGACGGACGCATCGCAATGGCTTACCGGGAGGGAGACGAAACCCCCTGGCATGCCGGAGAAACCAACCCGCAAATAATCCCAACCGGCGCACCCATAGAGACTTGGGCAACCGAGGCCGGGCTGGATTACGACGTGCAGGTTACCCCAAACCATCGCGCCGATGGAACGCCAATTGATGAGAGTTATTATATTGAGCGTACCGACAACGGCCACATAACCGGCCCGTATATCGCCGGGGCATGGCAACCCGTTCAGAATAGTACCATCCTAAAATTAGCGGACAGCATCCGAGACCGCTATGGTTACGACATCATAACGGCGGGCGTGTTGTTTAATGGCGCGAAAGCTTGGGTGCAATTGGAAACCAATTTGCGCCAGGATATCGGAGACGGCGACGAAGTGACCAGCCGCCCCACCCTCTCGGTTGCCCATACCGGGAAGGACGCTAATACGTTTGTCTCGGGAAATGTCCGGGTAGTTTGTGATAATACCTTTACAATGGCCATGGAGGCCGGGGAAGTGTTCCGGCATGATCACCGGGTGGCTTTTGACCCGGAGGCCGTGGAAACCGCCCTTGGATTAAATGCGGATAATTTCGGGGCGTTTTGTTCGGTTGCGAAAGAGATGGCGGCCCGGGCCCTATCCGATCAAGAGGCCTTGGAATATTTCCAGCGCGTATTAGGCGGGAAAGAAAAGCAGGACGGGGACAAATTGCGCCGCCCCGAGGGCGTCCGAAAAGCCTTCGCATACTACCGAGGCCAGGATTTTGTGGCCGTAGGAAAAGAAGATGAGAGCGAAATGGCTCGTTACATTTCGGACCGCCTGGACAAGATAGCCAGCGCGGCGGCCCAAGGCCTGGAACTTCCGGCGGACGTCACACACGCCCCGTCCGAGGGTATCAATCCGGGTTACAATCTAGCGACGGCAGACCGGACGTTATGGGGCGCGTTTAATACCGTCACATGGCTTGCCGATCAGCGCCCGATCAAAAACCGGGGAACCGACCACGCTATTGCTTCCCACCTATTCGGGGACGGCACCGGCGGAACCCAGAAAGCGAAAGCGCATAAGGTAGCCTTAGAGATGCTAGCGGCCTAGTCTTTTGATCCTCCCACCTGGGGCGGCCTCCGGGCCGCCTCTTTTTTTATTTGACATATATGGGATAATGTAAGACAACAATAACCACCGGGGCCGCCGCGCCCCATCATTAGAAAAGGAAAACATTATGAATGACGTAATTTTAAAGGACGACTGGACGGAAACCGACGCCCAAAAAATTGAGCGCCTGGAAAACGAGCTGGCGCAGGCTCAAAAACTATCCGAACGCCGGTCCGATTGGTGGGAAGAGGAACGCCGCAAAAATAAGAAAATCGTTACCGCCTTTATTCCGATTGTCGAGAGCGTGTTTTACAACATGGAGCATGCAGACATTCTGGAGATGTTACCCCTGGACGACGTGGCCGAGAAGGTTGCCGAAAAAATGGACCTGGACAGCATCGCCGAGGACGTGGCGCATAATTACCTGGACACCGACCAGCTAGCCGAGGACGTGATGGGCAAGCTTGATCAGGCGGACATAGTTTCCGAGGTTAAATCCGAGGCCGTCCAGGAGGTAGCTAACGTCCTTATAGACGCCCTCCGGTCTATCGGTTAAACCCTTACGCCTTGAACCTTGATGGGGCGGCCTCCGGGCCGCCCCTTTTTTTTATACAGTTAACCTTGCCCCAGCCGCCCGGCCCCAGGTCCGCGAAACCTACAGCCCGGGACATCCCCCCTTGCATTATATGCGACATTATAGGATAACGATGGGGCGGCCCCGAGCCGCGACACTTTAACAATGGAGAAAAGAACCATGCGACTTATATCGAAAGTAAAACCCGGACGCTGGAAGTGCCAGCACTCGGACGGGACCGTTACGTTTCATAAGACGTTAAAAGAGGCCAAGGCTTTTGTGCGTTTTACCTACAAGTGGGAGGTTGAGGATGATCAATAGAGAATTTTGGGACGTCGAACGCGACGAAGAGTATTGGGACCAGTCCGACCTGTTCTATTGGATGGGCCGCCGCGCCCCGGCACCCGGCACCGTCACCGCTCTATATGAGAGCGCATACGAGATGCTAGCCACCCAGGGCATGGGCACCGGCGACGAGCCGGAGGTGATGCGCGGACCACGGCCCGAGGACCTTTTAGAACTTTACCCCGAAGACCTGGACGTATGGGCATAGCCTAACCCGGCCCCAGGTCCGAGAGCCCCGGCACGTTAATCGCGTGCCGGGGTTTTTCTTTGCGGGCTCTCAGCGATTTCCGCCCGCCGGAGACAAACACGGCCCCCGGATCGCGCCGCCCGGCCCGGCACCCAGGTCGCCGGATCGCGTGCCGCCGCCGCGCCGGATGTCTGCCTGCCCGGCACGGATCGCGGCTAGGGGCCCCGGCCTATCGGGTCATTTTCGGTGTCTGGACCGGCGCGGCGGCGGCCAAAAAATCGCGGGCGGGGCCGCCTGCCGGGACGAGGTCAAGGACCATGTTTTTCACAAACAATATGTGATATTTTGATATGACTTGTTTAGGTAAGATCTATCCCATATGTTTCACGTGAAACATTACACAGGGGCCCCTACAGAATGTTACAGAATGTTACACCGGAACTAGATGCCAAACGCCTCAAGTTAGAGCTTCGTTTAGCGCAACTAGACCGCAACGAAAAATGTCAAAATGAATTTCTAACTTTTGTCCGCGCAATGTGGCCCGAGTTCATCGCAGGACGGCACCATAAAATTATTGCAGAGAAGTTTGAGCGCGTAGCGCGGGGCGAGTTAAAACGTCTAATAATCAACATGGCTCCACGCCATACGAAGTCAGAGTTTGCTAGCTTTTTGTTCCCGGCCTGGATGATGGGCCGTAATCCGCGAATGAAGATCATCCAAGCGACGCATACGACAGAGCTTGCGGTAAACTTTGGTCGTAAGGTCAAGAACCTTTTAGAGACTGACGAATACAAAGAAGTCTTCACGGACGTAAAGCTAGCAGCAGACAGCAAAGCCTCTGGTCGGTGGGACACGAACCGTGGTGGAATGTACTTTGCTGTTGGCGTTGGATCAAACCTCGCGGGCCGTGGTGGTGACTTAGTTGTCATTGATGACCCGCACTCGGAACAGACAGCAATGTCGAACAACGGGTTTGACGATGCGTGGGAGTGGTACACTGCGGGTCCCCGACAAAGGCTCCAGCCTGGAGGGTCTATTGTATTGGTGCAGACCCGTTGGTCTGAGAAGGACATGACGGGTCAGTTACTACGGTCCATGGCTAAAGACCCTTTGGCGGATCAATGGGAGGTCGTGGAACTTCCTGCAATATTCGAGAGCGGTGACCCTTGCTGGCCTGAGTTCTGGAGCCTCGAAGATCTAACCGCTGTCCGCGCATCTATACCCCCGAGTAAATGGAACGCGCAGTATCAGCAGAACCCTACGGGTGAAGAGAACGCGATTATACCGAGGGATTGGTGGAAGCGTTGGGACAAGGAGGTCGTCCCGCAGTTGGAGTACGTCATACAGAGTTATGATACGGCGTTTAGTAAGCGCGAGACGGCGGACTTTTCTGCTATTACCACGTGGGGTGTATTTCATCCTGACGAGGGGGACGCACCAAATCTGATTTTGTTGGACAGTAAGAAGGGCCGTTGGGACTTTCCTGAGTTGAAGGAAGTCGCGTATGAGCAATATAATTATTGGGACCCCGACACAGTCATCGTGGAAGCGAAGGCAAGTGGACTACCTTTGACACAAGAATTACGCCAGACGGGTATACCTGTTGTAAACTTCACGCCGTCGAAGGGTGCGGACAAGGTCACTCGGGTACACTCTGTATCACCTCTTTTCGAGGCGGGTATGGTGTGGGCACCGGACGAAGTTTTTGCAGACGAAATGATAGAAGAAGTTGCGGCTTTTCCCAATGGGGAATATGATGACCTTGTAGATAGTATGACGCAGGCGCTTATGCGCTATCGTCAGGGTAACTTTGTAAGGTTGCCTTCTGATGATTGGGAAGATCAGGAAGTGAGCTTAAAAGTACACTCATATTATTAGGTGTGTGAATGGCTGATTCAAAAGTAGATNTAGGCGCGGGGTCCCCGGACCGTGGAACTTTTAGAGTGGGNGCTTTTGAGATTACGCCTCGGTTCTTTGGTGAAGGTAGTCGGACAGGCAGNAATTTTCCGATAGATCTTCCAGATGAAGACGGGAACATTGAACAGACTATGGACCAGTTCCAAGGCAAGTTTGGTCTTGATTTTAGAACAGGTGACACAGAATTTGGTGGCGCTGCATCTGGACAGTACAGTCGCGGCGAAGTTGAGTTTTCGGATGAGCTACAACAATATGGTGCCCCGGACCGTGAAACTTTTGGTACTCGCGGCATGGATACGACGGACTACTCGGCTTACTTTAGGACGCCTGTAGGTCCAGGTATCGCGAGTGTGGATGTGGGGTACAATCCCATTACGGATGATAAACGAGGAAGGGTAGGATATCAGATGAACTTCGGACACGGTGGTGACGTACAACCAATGGGTATGACGGAGAGTGTAACCGTTACGCAAGTCATGCCGAAGAACGACCCACGGTCCGTGGCCCTTGGATCACGGCTCTTGAAACAAGCGGGCATACAGGGCAACCCTGATATGTTGATGAAGCAGGCGGACCCTCGTGTCATCTCGCAAGTCAATCGGATCATGCCCAGTACGTCCATGTCAGCGCCCTCTGCGGGCATAGGCATGTTTATGACTAAGAGTATGTTTGGATGACGACGTATCAGGTAGGAGTATATAACAGGTTTATCCGAGATAAAGTTCGCGCTGGTGAAGAGGTAGATCCAGAGCAAGCTGCCTGGGAGGATACGCATTATTTTGACGTTGAAGCGAAGAATGAGGCAGAAGCCCGTAAGAAGATTAGTTTAGAGTACAAGGAAGCTAAGGGGTTCGTAATCGACTGCGTAGACGTTTACAAATTCGGCGGGTAAAGCTATGGACCCATTAACTCTAGCAGCGGTAACGGGCGGGTTCGCCGCCGTCAAATCTGCAATCAGCGGTGTGAGGAGCGCCCTTGAATCGGCAGACGATGTATCGGCAATTGCTACTCATATAGATACACTTTTTAAAACACACGGTGCGGCCAAGAAGCGTATTAGGGAAGCGCAGAACAAGAAGCCTCCTTCTGCGTGGCAAAAGCTAATTAAGTTTCGGCTTGGCGAAGATGACGACGAAACGTCTCTTGCTAACATCACGGCGGCAAAGCTAGCGGAGAAACAGCAAGAAGAAGACATCCGTAAGCTGTCTATTCAAATAAACAAGCGCTTCGGCGCAAACACGTGGGATGAAATCTTAGAGGCCCAAAAAGAAGCTGTCATAAAACAAAGAAAGCGGAGGAAAGAAGAAGCGGAGAAACGCGCCGAAGCCAAGCTTCAAGCAAAGTCTTTTTGGGAGAAGTTTCTTATCGAAGTGTTAAAGGTTGTTGGTTTAATTGTTTTTCTTGCAGGTATGGTGACCGTTTTATGGTACGTCAAAACTAATCAATAATGGATGGCGCAGTAGACATAAAGTTTTTGATTACGCTAGGGGGCATTCTCTTCTCCGTAGCGGGGGCTGCCGCTGTCGGTAAGATGCAGATCAAATCCATTATTGAGTCGTTAAGCGATATAGAGAAGCGGCTCAGAGAAATAGACAAACGCATTGACGCCTTAGAGAGCGGGCACGAAGTGATCTTTTCAAAAGTAAAAACGCTTGCGGAGATAAACAGTGTGTCGGCTTTAGCTGCTCACAATCGTGAAACGTCAGAAATGCAGTCAGCGATTAAAGAGTTGCGGCGTGACATGGAGCGTCAGTTGACCATGCACAATGGAGCGCATCCTCCCGTTGCCCAAAAACAAACGTAATGATATAAAAGCGTATAGCTTTTGAAAGGTACGTGATCCATGGCGAGAAAACCACAGCCCGTGGGCGGCTTGATGGATACCAATGTTCCCTCTCAATTAGATGAGGAGGATCTTGCGGCGGAGATTGAGGTAGAGCTTCCGGGCTCAATGGACAATGACGTCGTAGAGATGATCTCGGAGGATACGCCTGAAGAGATAGAGATTTACGAAGACGGCGATGATGTCGTCGTTGATTTTGACCCACAAGAAATGCGCCCGGATGGCGGTGAATTTTTTTCTAACCTAGCAGAAGACATTTCAGACTCAGAGCTAGGTGCTATTTCTGGTATGCTTCTCGATGAATTTGAAGCTAACAAGTCTAGCCGACAGGAGTGGGAAGATGCTTATGCTGACGGTTTGGAATTGCTGGGATTTTCTTACAACGAAAGGACGCAACCTTTCCGTGGTGCAACGGGTGTCACGCACCCGCTGCTGGCGGAAGCTGCGACTCAGTTTCAAGCGCAAGCTTTTAATGAAATGCTTCCGGCACGTGGTCCGGTTAGGGGCGTAGTCCTCGGCGCAGAGACCACCGACAAAGAAAAGCAAGCCCAGCGCGTACAACAATTTATGAACTACTACATCACGGACGTGATGGAGGAGTATACCCCTGAGTTTGATCAGATGCTCTTCTATCTGCCGCTTGCAGGCTCTACCTTTAAGAAAGTGTACTATGACGAAATGCTGGGACGTGCGGTTAGCCGTTTTGTTCCCGCAGAAAACTTGGTGGTGCCTTACGATACGTCTGACCTAGAGACATGCCCCAACATCTCGCAAGTCGTAAAAATGTCTTTGAACGACTTACGCAAGTTGCAAATTGCAGGCTTCTACAGGGACGTTCCTGTCGTACCAGGGACCCCCGATACAAATAGCGTACAAGATGAGATAGATAAGATTGACGGCTCAACCCCGTCTCAAATTGATTACGACTGCTCTATCCTTGAGTGTCATGTTGATTTGGATTTAGAGGGGTACGAAGATACTGACGAAGATGGTGAACCAACTGGTATTAAGATCCCGTATATAGTCACGTTGTCCCTAGACAACGATCAAGTCCTGTCCATCCGACGCAACTACCGCGAGGATGATGAACTTCGTAAAAAGATACAGTANTTTGTGCATTACAAGTTCTTGCCAGGNTTTGGCTTTTACGGGTTAGGTTTAATACACACCATCGGTGGCCTTTCCCGGACGGCCACTGCGGCGCTCCGTCAACTCATCGACGCTGGCACTCTCTCCAATCTGCCTGCTGGTTTCAAGGCCCGTGGCATGCGGATTAGGGATGATGATGATCCCATCCAGCCCGGTGAGTTTAGAGACGTAGACGCGCCCGGTGGTCGGTTATCCGACAGTCTGATGCCTCTACCTTTCAAGGGTCCAGACTCGACGCTGTTCCAACTTCTTGGTTTTGTGGTGGACGCAGGCCGTCGCTTTGCCACAATTACAGACATGAAGGTTGGGGACGGTAACCAACAGGCTGCTGTAGGAACGACGGTTGCATTGTTGGAACAGGGCTCAAGAATTATGTCCGCTGTACACAAGCGGATGCACTATGCCCTACGTCAAGAGCTACGTTTGTTATCTGGAGTTATTGCGGACTACTTGCCGCAGAGTTATCCGTACACTGTTGAAGGTGCGGATGCGTCCGTTATGTCAGAAGATTTTGACGAGCGTGTGGACGTTATTCCTGTCTCTGATCCAAATATCTTTAGTCAGGCACAGCGGATTGCGTTAGCGCAGACAAAACTACAGTTAGCTCAAGCCGCCCCAGAAATGCACAACATGCACGAAGTATTGCGTGACATGTATGAGGCGCTAGGGGTTCGTGACGTAGACAAGATATTGCGCCGCAATATTGAGGAAGATCCGTCTCCTTTAGATCCAGCGCAAGAAAACATAAACGCCTTAGACATGGTGCCGCTCAAAGCTTTCGAGGGACAGGATCATCAGGCACACATTATGGCACACATGGTCTTTGGCTCTACCCCCATGGTAGGTGCCGCACCGCAGATAGCAGTGTCGCTTCAGAAACATATCATGGAGCATGTGCGTATTGAGGCATCTGAGCAAGCTATGGTTCAATATCTACAGCAGGTAGGTCAGCGCCAAGGGCAGCCTTTAAATGAAGAAGAGATGCTACAAATAGAAAGCTTGACGGCGCAACTTATCGCTCAAGGTATGCAGACGCTTAAACAACTCAGTCAGCAAGTGGCAAACCAAGGCCAAGGACCTGATCCGCTTGTTCAACTCAAGGAGCAAGAGCTTCAGATTAAAGCGCAGTCCGAACAAAGCGACGCCGCTCTGGATCAGGCAAAACTTCAGCTTGAGCAGGCAGGAATGGAGATGCGGAACCAACAATTTAACCAGCGGCTTCAAAGTCAAGAGGCGCAGACAGCCGCTAGGATTAATTCCGCAATGGAACGGGAAATTCTTAAACAACAGCAAAGTAGGAGGCAGTAATGGCTTCAGTAAAGATCGTCACGAACAAGCCCGGTAACCCCCAAAAAGCCGTTGAGTATGCGGACATTAAGGGTCAAGGCCGTGTTCCTTATGGTAAGTCCCAAGACGTAAAGGTCCCGACAACCATGAAAAGGGCTACGGCTCGTGGTATGGGTAAGGCTACCGGCGGCGGTAGTTATATTGCCTGCGGATGAGCCCAAAACGTAGAGAATTAGACGCCGACAACGACGGTGTCGTCTCAGACGCTGAGATACAAGCTGCGAAGGCAAGCAGTGACCTGTTGAAACAGGACTCTCAGCGTCGTATGGCGTGGATTGCAATGATATCCATGCTTGTTTTTACGGCTCTTGTTTTCCTACCTATCTTCCCAGACTCCCGCATTAAGGCCCTAGGGGACCTTTTTAGCCTCTTCTACATAGGTATGGCGGGTGTGGTTAGCGCTTATTTTGGTGCAGCCGCCTTTATGGCCCGGAAAAAGTAATTTTTTACATTAAAAGCTTCTGGAGGTAAGCATGATAAGTCTTTTAGGAACCCTTTTAGGGTTTGGAACGTCGATTGTACCTGAAGTTCTGGGATTTTTTAAGCAAAAACAAGCTAATGCCCAAGAATTAGCGATAATTGAGGCTAAAGCTAAGTATGCAGAGCAACTTTCTACCCTAAAGATACAAGAATTAGATGCTCAAGCCGAAATAGAAGAAACGAAAGGTCTTTACGCGCATGATCGAAGCATTGACGCTGGCGGATTTGTCAACGCTCTTAGGGGTAGTGTCCGCCCTGTTCTTACTTACCTTTTCTTCATAGCTTTTGCGTCTGTTAAAGGCGTTTTGGTCTACGCTATGATCTCCAATCAAAATATTGATTGGGTAACAGCCGTACAACTTGCTTGGGACGACGAAACCCAAGCTATTTTCTCTGCAATAATAGCTTTTTGGTTTGGGAATAGGGCCATGTCTAAGGCTCGTTCTCATATATCCTCTAAAAAAGGATAATTATAAGAATGAATGAGATATTTCTTGCAGAAGCAACCTTTCGTCTGATAAAAGAAAAGCGTTCTGTTGTTTTAGACACTCTCGAATACGGAGAAGTCAAGGACATGGAGCATTACCGTGAACTCATGGGCATGTTAAGAGCCCTAGAGTACATAGATCAGGAACTCAAGAGCCTGCTAGAGAAACAGGAGCATGCAGATGACTAAGTCGAAAGACAAAAAAGCCTCTACATCAGAGGCAAAAGCCGAAAATATATCTTCGGCGTATGTAAAAACGGAGGATCGTGTTCTTGATCCTTCTCTTCTAAGTAAAAGCATACTTGACAGAGTACCGGAACCAACTGGTTGGCGCATAATTGTGCTTCCCTACCGTGGTAAAGGAAAGACAGAGGGCGGTATTTACCTCCCAGATCAAGTTGTTGAAGAAAACCAAGTCGCAACCCAGGTTGGATACGTCTTAAAGGTTGGCTCTCTTGCGTACAAGGACCCCGATAAATTTGACAGTCCTTGGTGCCAGAAAGGTGATTGGGTGATGTTTGCGCGTTATGCAGGGTCACGCTTTAAGATAGACGGTGGTGAAGTCCGAATACTCAATGATGATGAGGTTTTGGCAACCATCTCTGAACCTGATGACGTTTTACATATGTAGGAGAGAAACATGGCTGACGAAGATCTCGTAATTGAGAATGAGGACACTGAATCCGAGGTATCGGTTGAGGTGGAAGAACAAGAGGCGTCAGACGACGCTGTTGTTGAGGTGACCGGGCAAGAGGCGGCCACTGAAGATGAATTTGAGAAAGCCTCTAATGCGACGCAAAAGCGAATTAACCAACTGACCAAAAAAATGCGTCAGGCGGAGCGCGAAAGAGAAGAGGCTTTGCGGTACGCAGGACAAGTTCAACAGGAGTCCACGGCGCTAAAATCTAAGCTTGATACTATGGACAGTAACTACGTTACTGAATTTAGTGGTCGAGTCCAGAGTGAGTTAGAGTCCGCTGAAAACGTCCTAAAGAACGCTATAGAGGTTGGAGACACTCAGGCTGTTGTAGAAGCAAACAGAAAGATTACGGCCTTAGCTATTCAAGCAGATAGAGCGTCTCAGGCTGCACGTGAAGTTGAAATGCAAAAACAGCATGCAGAGCTTCAACGTCAACAGATGCAGCAGGCTCCTCAACAACAAGCACAGCCTCGTAAGCCTGATCCAAAAGCGGAATCTTGGGCTGCTGAACGAGAGTGGTTTGGGTCCGATGAGACCATGACGTATGCCGCTTTTGGAATACATAAGAAACTCATCGAAGATGAAGGATTTGACCCATCAAGCGATGAGTACTATAGTGAGTTAGACAAACGTATGGAGGAAGCGTTTCCTCATAAGTTTGGTAACGGATCAAAAAGCAAACGTCCCGCTCAGACGGTTGCATCAGTTAACAGGTCCGCAACTGGGCGCAGTAAAAAGCAGGTTAGACTCACCCCTACCCAGGTCACGATGGCTAAAAAATTGGGTGTGCCGCTAGAAGAATACGCGAAATACGTGAAGGAGTAGAGAGATGAGAGAAGAAAAAATTACTCAAGGTACTTCCTCGGATCGTACCCCTCGCGCTAAAAAGAGCCGGAGTTCTACGACTAGGCGTAAGCCGTGGGCTCCACCATCAATGTTAGATGCACCACCCGCGCCAGACGGTTACAAACACCGCTGGATTAGGGCTGAAACTCGTGGTTTTGATGACCGCAAGAACATCAGCGCTAAACTCAGAGAAGGTTGGGAACTTGTCCGTTCAGACGAGTATCCAGACTTCGAGGCACCCGTTATTGATAACGGAAAATACGAGGGGGTATTTGGCGTTGGAGGATTGCTTCTTGCACGGATTCCCGTGGAGACTATTAAAGAGCGGACGGAGTACTTCAATCAAAGAAGTGCTGACCAGATGCAGGCAGTAGACCACGATATGATGCGCGAGAATGCACACTCAACGATGACGATTGACCGACCTGATCGTCAATCTCGTGTAACCTTTGGTGGCTCTAAAAAATAAGGGTCACCTCCTTTAGGAGTACCTAAAATGGCAAACCAAGAAACTGCCTTCGGTCTTCGTCCTATTGGTCTAGTCGGCTCTGCCGCAAATTCTACAGGTCTTACGACCTATGAAATTGCGTCAAATAACACCAACGTCATTTACAATGGCGCTATTGTCGTTCCTCTTGCTGGTGGCGTAATTGACCAAGCTGGCGCTACAGATGGCGGTACGACTCAAGCGCTCGGCGTGATGATGGGGTGTGAGTACGTGGACTCAGTGACGAAGAAAACTACTTTCCTTAACCATTGGCCCGGTTCTGCCGCGATTAGCGTTGACACAAATCATCCTGTCAAAGCTCTCGTTGCTGATGATCCGAACCAACTGTTTAAGGTCGCTAGTGATGCGTCTCTTACTGACCGTGCTACTGCTTTAACTGCGGTCTTTGCGAACGCTTCCCTCGGCACTTCAGCGCGTACCGGATCTGACGATACGGGACGTTCTAACTCGGCGCTCGGTGTAAGCACTATTGCGACGACGGCTACTCTTCCACTTCGTATTGTTGGTATCCTTGACGATGAGGCTAACAGCGATTTCGCAGCGGCGGGTATCCCTCTCATTGTGCGGCTGAACGCTCACTTCAACGCTGGATCACGGCGGTTTGATTCCCAAACCACTGCTGATTCCACCGGCATTTAAGGAGGGCGCATAAAATGGCTATTTCTCGCGCACAATTAGCGAAAGAGCTTGAGCCCGGACTTAATGCTCTTTTTGGTCTGGAATATGACCGCTACGAACAAGAGCATTCCGAAATCTTTGAGGAGGAGTCTTCGGACCGCGCCTTTGAAGAAGAGGTAATGCTCGGCGGCTTTTCAACTGCTCCCGTGAAAAACGAAGGTGGCGCAATTACGTTCGATGACGCGCAGGAAACTTATACTGCTCGTTACACGCACGAAACGATTGCTCTGGCTTTCTCAATCACGGAAGAGGCTATTGAGGACAATCTTTATGATCGGCTTGCTAGCCGGTACACTAAAGCTCTTGCTCGTTCGATGGCTCAAACCAAGCAGATCAAAGCTGCTGCAATTCTTAACAACGCTTTCAGCACAGGCGCGTCAGCGATTGGTGACGGAGCAGCACTCTGTTCTTCTGCTCACCCATCTCTTTCGGGCAACCAGCGTAACCAACTTAGCACTGCTTCGGATCTCAACGAGACCTCTTTGGAGCAAATGCTGATTGATATTGCTGGTCTGACTGATGAGCGTGGTTTGAAGATTGCTGTTCGTGGTATGAAACTCATCATTCCAAAAGAACTTCAATTTGTTGCGGAGCGTGTAATTGCCAGCAACCTGCGTAGCGGTACGGCTGACAATGACATCAACGCAGTTAGGTCCATGGGGATGCTTCCTGAAGGTGCGGTGGTAAACCACTTCCTCACCGACACAGATGCTTTCTTTGTTAAGACCGATGCTCCGAACGGTTTCAAATTCTTTAACCGTTCTCCGCTGAAAACTGCCATGGAAGGCGACTTTGATACGGGTAACATGCGCTTTAAAGCGCGTGAGCGTTACTCTTTCGGTGTCTCCGATTGGCGTTGCGTTTTCGGTACAGCGGGCGCTGCGTAAGCACACTCTTTGTCTCGAACGAAAGGGGCGGCTATTGCCGCCCCTTTTATTTTGGTTTATATTCTTATAATCCCTGACGGCATATCTTGTGCCGACACTAGCCACGACAGGAGGATTTTATGGCTAAAACAACTTTTTCCGGTCCCGTCCGCTCTCGGCGCGGTTTTATTACAGCGGGTCCAGATGCGGTAGTAAACATTACTGCTGAAACCACCCTTACTTTTGATGACCATGCTGGCCGTATGATTGAGGTCAATGATGCTGACGGCGCGGTAACCCTTCCTACCATTAAAGCTGACTCAAACGGGGCTTCTGCTGGTCAAGATGATCCTAACGTCAACAGCCACCTTGGTGCTGTTTATCGGTTCTTTATTGGAACAGATGCCACTGATTTGGACATCAAGACAGACGGAACCGATAAGTTTGTTGGGTCCGTAGCGGTTGGCGTTAATGACGGCAGTTACAAGGTTTTCCAACCCGCCTCCTCTAATGACGTCATTTCAATGAACGGCGGTACTCAAGGTGGTGATGCAAACTCCTACCTAGAGATCACAGCTATTGCTGACAACGAGTACCTTGTGCAGGGTGTTCTTATTGGTTCTGGAACTATTGCTACTCCCTTCGCAGATAGCTAATAGGAGTTAACCAATGGCTGACGCAGTAACCTCACAAACTCTTGCTGACGGCCCAAAAACTGCGGTAATGAAATTTACCAATGTCTCGGACTCAACCGGCGAGAGCGCTGTTACAAAAGTAGATGTTTCTGCCTTGTCTGCTAGCGCGGATGGTGTCACTTGCACAGGTGTCACCATTGAGCGTATTTGGTGGCAGTGCATTGGCATGAAAGTACAAATCCTTTGGGATGCGTCTTCAGATGCTTTTTGTATTGAACTAGGAGAGAACCAAAGCGGTAGTCACGATTACTCTGTTTTCGGCGGCCTTACTAATAATGCAGGGTCTGGTAAAACAGGTGATATAAACTTTACCACCGTTGGTGCCTCCGCAAATGACACATATACGGTCATACTGTATATGAGAAAGCAGTACTAACGAGTAAACAAGGTGCCTGATTTTTCGCCTAAACATGGGGTTTTGTCAGGCACCTACTTCGTTGCTGTAGAGGGTATAGATGAGTTGGTTGTAACCGTTAAGTTTTTTGGGTTTTCTAGTTCTGAAGAGGTGTCGGATTTCATATATTGGTTAGATGTTATCTTAAATGAAACCGAACAAGACAGGGTCCTACACTAATGTCTAAAGGAAAAATGCCTGCTCGAAATAAGAAGAATTTTCGCTCCACGAAGTCTGGGGCAGGCATGACTAAAAAAGGCGTTGCTGCTTATCGCAGATTAAATCCGGGCTCAAAGTTACAGACAGCCGTCACAGGCAAAGTAAAAAAAGGTTCAAAGGCTGCAAAACGTCGTAAGAGTTATTGCGCTAGGTCTGCGGGTCAAATGAAAAAGTTCCCAAAAGCCGCAAAAAACCCTAACAGTCGGCTTAGGCAGGCGCGTAAACGGTGGAAATGCTGATGGAAAGAGTATTAATAACCTCCGTTGTTTCTGGCACGGTAGTAGCCTTTTTAGGTTTTTTTAGTTGGACAGCTTTGACCCTTATAGACGTTGACAAGCGCACCGAAAAAACAGCAGTAAAGGTGGATCAAAATCATGCTATGATAACCACCTTGTGGGAAAGACTAATAGATAGAGATGTTGCGAGGGCAAATGTCGAGAGTACGAACAGGGCCAAAGCCCGGTAAACCAACGCTAACGTATTTTAGAAAAGGCGGCGCTGTTTCTAGGAAAAGCAAAGGGAGTAAAATTTGCCCCGCAGGAAAAGCTTGGGCAAAAAGAACTTTTGATACCTATCCTTCCGCTTACGCTAATTTAGCAGCGTCTAAATATTGCAAAGATCCCAACTACGCCAAAGCTTCTAAGAAACGAAAGAAGTCGTAGTCATGGGGAAACTACAGGAGTGGCTAGATGAAGATTGGGTCCGCATTGATAGCAAAGGTAATATCGCAGGTGAATGCGGTACTTCTAAAAATAAAAAACGCCCTGATAGGTGCCTACCTAGGTCTAAAGCGTCTTCTTTGTCAAAGTCTCAAAGGGCTTCTACCGCACGTAAAAAGAAACGCGAAGGCGCTAAAGGAAAAACTGTCGTCGCTAATACAAAAGCTGCAAAAGTAAAGAAGATGGCTGGAGGCGGCGCTGTGACCAGTGGTCCGCAGAGAAGGTTAAATAAAGGTTGCGGCGCTGTAATGTCCAACCGCCGGAAACGAACAATCTACGCTTAAATGCTTGAACAGCAGATAAAAGAGGAGGTTAGGGAGTGGTCTAAGCATGCCTTAGAAAACCCATCCCCCTTGTTTAATAACCTACCCGCTTGCCCTTACGCTAAAAAAGCTTGGAGTGATGACGAAGTTGGTTTTGTGTTTAAAACCGAATCAGACAACTTACCTCTCTACAGAACCATAGCGGGGTTTAACGATAAGTATAAATTAATTCTTGTGGTCGATCTTGCTTACAAAAAAGACCCTGACGAATTTGAAGATTTTCTCTATGATCTAAATGAGGCAATTGCAGAGGGCATGTTTGCTCAGAAAGACATGTGGGTCATGGGCTTTCACCCTGACGATGATTGCGAGGAATTGTTAAACGATGGATCTTTTTCTCCCTTAGTCGATAAAAGTTATGCTATTATTTTCGTGCAGAGGTTAAAGTATTTGCATGAGAAGGCCGAGGCTTTAAAGCCTTTGGGATATTATGATGAAGCCTTTAAATCTGCTGAGAATAATGCTTTATATGCACAGCGAGAAACCCTTTATAGGAGATTGATAAATGGCAATGAAACCACGTAAAGGTAAGAAACCTGTCAAGAAGATGCGCGGTGGTGGTATGGTTAAGAAAATGCGCGGCGGCGGCATGGTCAAGAAAATGCGCGGCGGCGGCATGGTCAAGAAAAGAAAGTAATGGCAAGTGGCCGTCTCCGACAGCAAGAATTTTGAGCTTGATGTAAACGAACACATTGAAGAAGCGTTTGAACGGTGTGGTCTTGAAGCTCGAACGGGTTATGACCTTCGCACCGCGAAAAGGTCTCTAAATCTGTTGTTTGCGGAGTGGGCTAACCGTGGCATAAATCGTTGGACAATTGAACAGAAAACAATTGCACTGGCTAACGGAGTTGCTAACTACCCGTTAGGTACTTTGACCATGACGGTGAACTCAACAACGAGTTTTCAAGACGGTGAGGCTATTACAGGTGGGACGAGCGAGGCAACTGCAAGTATTACAAATGTCGATTCTTCCACTGTACTGGCTATTACAATACCTAACGGGACGTTTTCTGCTAGCGAGACCATCACAGGTGGGACGAGCGGGGCCACGGCGACGGTTTCTTCTGCCGTATCTTTAGAAGACACTCAAGCTTCCATAGACGTTCTTTCTGCGGTAACGAGGCAAAACTCCGGTACATCTAGTCAATCTGACTTATCAATCACTAGAATAGGCCGTGACGCCTATTTAAGTTTGGCTAGTAAACGGTCAACAGGTAGGCCTGTTCAGTTCTACGTGGATCGTCTAATAACCCCTGAAATTAAGCTATGGCCTACCCCGGACTCTAGCTCTTCTTATGAGCTTGTTTTTGATCGTTTGCGGCGCATAGATGATGCGGACACTCAAGAAAATACGGTTGAGGTTCCTTTCCGTTTTTATCCCTGCGTGTCTGCTGGTTTGGCCTACTATCTTTCGGTCAAGTTTGCCCCTGATAAGGTCCAGCTACTAAAAGCTATCTATGAAGAAGAGCTTCAGAGGGCTATGCAAGAGGACCGGGATAGATCCTCTTTACTAATAGCCCCAAGCTTAGATTATTACAGGGTGTAAAATGGCTCGTTATTCTTCAGGCAAAAATGCGTATGCCATCTCAGATCGTTCAGGGTTCCGGTATAGGTACACTGATATGCAGAGAGAGTGGACCGGCTTGTTGGTTGGTAAGGACGAATGGGAGGCAAAGCACCCGCAACTTGGTCCTTTTAGAGACCCAGCAGACGGTGAGGCTTTATACAACCCTCGGCCCGATAGGATAGAGCCCCTGGTTGTTCATGTGGGGGCTTCTTCTTTTCCACAAGGTAAACCTGACATAAAGGCGGTAGGTGTAGTAGGAACCGTTACGGTGGTGACATGAGCTTTACTTATGCACAGCTTAAAACAGCTATTCAGGACTTTTCAGAAAACACGGAGACTAGTTTTGTCACTAATTTGCCTGTTTTCATAAGAGGCGCGGAAGAGCGTATATTTAAGTTAGTTGACTTAGAAAATTTTCGTAAAAACGCCACAGCTACGATGACGTCGGGTAACCAGTACTTAGCTATGCCCACTGATTTTCTAGCGGCCTTTTCTTTGTCTATTACAAACTCAAGCGCTAAAGAGTTTTTACTCATAAAAGATGTAAATTTTTTACAAGAATACTGGCCCACTGTGGCTTCTACCGGCGTTCCAAAATTTTATGCTGTTTTTGACGATTCTACTTTTTTGATTGCGCCCACCCCAAACGCAAATTTTGCGGTAGAGATGCACTACTATTATCGTCCCGCTAGCCTAACAGCAGGTGCGGATGGCGGAACAACGTGGTTAAGCACAAACGGCCCTAACGCCCTTTTGTACGCTTCCCTTGTAGAGGCCTACATTTATATGAAAGGTGACGCTCAACTTCTTGCAACGTATGAGAAGCGCTTTGAAGAGTCATTGATGCGACTTAAAACTTACGCTGAAGCTCGTGAAAACACTGATGCTTACCGTAAGGGTCTGCCGTCACAAGAGAGGTCTTAATGTTTTCTGCTACAATAGAAATGGACCCAAATTACAAAGTTTTAGTTCATACAACGGAGCGTCGAGGGCATACGCCAGAAGAAGTAGCTAAAAGGTGTGCAGACCGTTTAATTTCTGTTTCTGAAAATGCTCCCCCTGCAATTAAAGATCAGGCTCTTGCTTACCGTGACCAAGTTGAAAAATTGTTGAGTCTGTATATGAGAGAAGCTATAAATAGTGACAGAACTACAGTTTTTAATGCTTTGAACGATGCGGGGCATCCAGAACTAGCTGAGTTGATAAGGAGATTATAACATGGCTATATCACAGGCATTGTGTACGTCGTTCAAAAAAGAATTGATGACGGCAACTCACAATTTTACCAACAGTAGCGGGAATACTTTTAAGCTAGCTTTGTTTACGAGCGACGCTTCTTTGGGAGCGTCTACCACGGCTTACTCTACATCTAACGAAGCTAGTGGCACGAACTACACCGCAGGTGGCGCTGCTTTAACTAATGTGACCCCTACAACCAGTGGAACTACCGCGCTCACCGATTTTTCTGACCTGACGTTTTCTACCGCAACGGTAACGGCTAACGGTGCGTTGATTTACAACGACAGTGCTTCAGGAGATCCGGCAGTGGCGGTCCTGGCTTTTGGAGGAGATAAAACCTCTACGGCAGGTGACTTCACTATTCAATTCCCGACAGCGGACGCTAGCAACGCTATCATCCGTATTGCTTAAATAAGGGCCCAGGCCCGTGTCTTTAATCAGTGGATGGAGTAGAGGCTCGTGGTCTGAGGGGGCGTGGAGTACTCCCATCTCAGAGCGTATTGCTGGGTGGGGCCGCGCTGGTTGGGGTGAGGGCCCTTACGGACAAGCCGCTCCCCTTGCTGTAACAGGTTTTGCGGGCACTTCAGCAATAGGCACCGTAAGTCTTGTCACCGTAAATAACATTCCAGAAACAGGTTTAGCGGCAACAGGTTCTGTTGGTTCTGTAACCGTATCTGCTGACGCCAACACCTCCGTTACGGGTTCTGCGGGCACCAGCGCTGTAGGCACCGTAGTAGCTTCCCTACCTAAAACCGTAGCTGTTACAGGTTCTGCGGGCACCAGCGCTGTAGGAAGTGTCTCTCTTTCCACAGTAAATACAATTTCTGTTACGGGCGTTTCTGCAACTGGGGCGGTAGGTCTCCCTGATGTCCGAACGGGAGAGGGCGTAAATGTTACGGGCGTTTCTGGCACGGCCTCTGTGGGCACTGTTACGGTTGAGGCTAACGCTGATGTTACCCTTACTGGTTTTGCAGGTACTTCGGCTGTCGGGTCTGTTACTGTCGCGACAGTTACCGGAGTAAGTGTTACAGGTGTTTCTGGAACAGGTTCTGTCGGGTCTGTTACCACTGCAAGCGTTAACGTGTTATCGGTTACAGGAGTAACAGGCACGAGTGCCGTAGGAAGTGTAACAGCCTCCATACCCAAAAGCGTAGATGTTACCGGATTTGAAGTAAACGGATCTGTAGGGTCTGTAACACCCGCCGCTGGCGTGCTTATTTCTCCAGTGGGACTTGTAGGAAATTCTTCTGTTGGAAATCTTACAATTTGGAGTAAAATAGACCCAAGTCAATCACCGAGTTGGTCTGAAACTACGCCAAGTCAATCACCGTCTTGGTCAGGTATAACGCCAAGTCAATCACCGTCTTGGGATGATATTGCAGCATAAGGAAAGGTAGATGGTTTCTTCATATACTTCAAACACTGGCATTGAAAAGCCCGCCTCTGGGGATCAGTCCGGTACGTGGGGCGACACCACCAATACTAACTTTGATATTATTGACCGTGCCCTTAACGGCGTTGCGGCGATAACTTTATCAGGGACCTCCCACACATTAACCACCACAGACGGCACGCTTTCAGACGGCATGTTTAAGCTCCTTGTTTTAGGCGGCAGCCCTAGTGGTACTAACACCATTACAATTAGCCCAAACGATGCGGATAAAATTTATTTCGTTTACAATAACACGGATCAAACGGCTACTTTTTCTCAAGGTAGTGGCGCAAATGTAAGTATCCTAGCAGGTGGGGCAGATATTATCTACGCAGACGGGGCGGGGAGCGGCGCGGCGGTTGCTAGTATATTCGCTAATCCAATGTCTTTTGGTAAAGTTACGGTTAGCTCTGATACGGCTGCCGGTGACCAAGCTTCTGTGGGCTATACGGCTGCGGAAGGTTTAATACTGACAGGCCAGGGCTCAACCAACGACGTTACGATAAAGAACGATGCGGATGCGGATGTTCTTGAGATCCCGACAGGAACCACTAACGTAACTGTCGTAGGCAACGTAACTGCTGGCGGCGATTTAGTATCTACCGGAACGGTCAACCCCGCTGGGGACACGTCAGCTAGTGATGCTGCGGCGATAGGTTACACCGCTGCCGAAGGTATTATCATAACCGGACAAGGCTCAACCAATGACGTTACGATAAAGAACGACGCAGACGCTGATGTTCTTGAAATCCCTACCGGGACCACAAACGTAACGGTGGTAGGAAATGTAACAGCGGGTGGTGACTTAATATCTACTGGAACGGTCAACCCTGCTGGTGATACGTCTAGTAGTGACGCCGCCGCCGTTGGGTATACAGCTGCCGAGGGTCTTATTCTTACGGGCCAAGGCAGCACCTCAGACGTAACCATCAAAAATGATGCAGACGCCACAGTATTTTCCATAGCAACGGGGACGACCACTGGCACGTTTGCTGCTAGGGTCCTAGCTGCTACCAGCACAGCTACTTTAACTGGCGCAACTACTCTTGATTTTAGCGCGGCGCAGAACTTTATCCTGACTTTAGCGCCTTCTTCGGGTAGTAGCATCACGCTTTCTAACCCAACGACAGAAGCTGCTGGTCAATCTGGCGTAATTGTTTTTATTCAGGATGGAACAGGCAGCAGAACCATAAGCCTTGATACAGACTACGAAAGCCCGGCTGGTGGGGGAATTACTCTTAGTTCAGCGGCAAGTGCGGTAGACATAGTGCCGTACTTTGTAAAAGCCTCTGGCTCTATTCAACTTGGCGCACCACAACTGGCCTTTAGCTAATGACAATGTTTTCTTCTTTTTGGATGGCAAGTGCTGGCGCTGATGCTTTTGACGTTGATAATAGCGCACAGTTTAATGACGATGATTCAGAATATCTCACTCGCACTCCGACAGTAGCTGGGAACCGAAGAACTTGGACCCTGTCTTTTTGGTTTAAATTTGGCAGCATTACTGGCCGACAAATGTTTTATGGTCAAGATGATGCTTATATCTCAATAAATGAAAACTCATCGACTAGTGCGTTAATTAATATGTATATAGTCGGTAACGATTCGCCGGGATGGTACTGGGAAACTACCGCGATGTTTCGCGACCCACACGCTTGGTATCATGTTGTTGTAGCGTTTGATTCCCCTAATGCAACAGCAGATAATCGCTTACGTTTGTATATAAATGGCGAGGAGCTTACCACTTTTACAAAACACGCTACTGGAGCGCAAAATAATCAACATGATATTGGCGGGTCTGACACACAGATAATAGCTAAACATCCAGCAAGTAGCGGACAATACTATGACGGATATTTTGCTGAATACGTTTACGTTAATGGGCGTCAGCTAGGGCCAACTAGTTTTGGTGAAAAAGATGACAACGGCGTATGGCGACCCATTGATGTTACTGCTTCATTGTCTTCAAACGCAACACAACTTTTAGTTGATCGTACTAGTGGCACTGCTATCGGAGATATGACCGACTCGACTGCTGGCAATAATCTGGCGGCGGCGTTTGATGGTACGTTTGGGGGAAATGACGGCGCTAATAACGCCACGAAACGAGGCTCTGTCGCAAATGCTTTCGTTGGTAAAAACTGGGGCAGTGGTGTTTCAAAAATAATTACAGGATTTAGTACCCGCGACGTAAATAACGCAGGGTATTTTGACAACACGGCAGAGGGTCGATTTTTTCTTTATGGATCAAACAGTGCGCCATCAGCTTACAACGATGGAACTCTGCTCTATTCGGGTGCAGCCTTCAATTCAACGGTTTCCGCGCAATCAAAAGATTTTTTAGATACAGGTAATTTTGATACTAGCACGGCGTTTCAATATCATTGGATAGCCTTAGTTCCTACATCAACCGCTAGTGATGTCCGAATGGCTGAACTTATTTTTTATGAAGATGCTGGAAATTTTGGCACGAACGGTTTTTATCTGCCGTTTACTAACTCCGCTGGCCTTGGGCAAGATTACAGTGGAAGCTCAAACACTACAATAGTTCAACAGAACACTTACAATGCTGGTAGCGAAATAAATAATGGTGACACTGGTGCTAATCCAATTACCGCTGCGAAATTTGTTCCTATTGCTTCAGGCACTATATCCAAAATTGAATTAAACGCATCATCCCGAGGTTTCTCTGGTGTTACAGTCCGCCTCGAAACAGACAGCGGTTCTGGCACTGCACCTTCTGGAACACTTGTAACAAACGGTGAGGTTACTGGAATTACAAGCTCTGGTGCAGGGTTGAAAACTGCAACTTTTTCCACGCCGCCAGAAGTAGTGGCAGGAACAACCTATTGGATTGGACTACGTGGAGATACAGGAACTTGGGGATGGCAACATGATGTAGCTGGGTCAGGTGGAGCGTTAGGTATATACCAAGGCAGCACTCAGGGATATTACTCTGGTCGAGGGTTGGGGCACTATGTCTATATGACGGGTAGTCACTTTACGGAAGTAAACTCACCCACGCAAACCACTGACAGCCCAACGTCAAATTTTGCCACCATGACACGGCTTGATACATCACCTGCCGTCTTTTCCAACGGCAACTTGAAAGTCACAAGTAGCACCACCAATTCATATCGCGGTGGCACAAGCTCCATTGGTTTACCGCCGGGTTCAGGTAAGTGGTATTGCGAGGCGTTAGCTACTGGATCAACTGGCTCTAATAAAGAGTACGGTTTCGGAGCCGTCACGAACGCGACGGACAAAGGTCAATCTGGTTATTTTCCCGGTAGCTATGGAACAGGTGAATTTGGTTACTACAGTGGATCAGGCGGCATCATCTACAATGTCCCAAATAGCGCAGTAACAAGCGTCGGAGCATACGATGGAGGTGACAGAGTTGCTTTACGATTTGACATGGATGTTTCGTCGCCAACTTGCAAGTTTTATGTAAACAATACGCTCAAGCACACCGCTAATTTGACAACGGGAACGACCTATTTTCCACACTTTAACATCCAAGACAGCAGCTTATCATGGACAGTAAATTTTGGCGCATCTGCTTTTACTTACACATTGCCAACGGATCATTTAGCAATCAGTGCAGCTAATATGTTTACCGCCACGTCCCCCGCCATTGAAGATGGATCTGCCCATGTCCAAGCTACCGCTTACTCAGGGAACACTAGTCAAGACCACGCAATTCTACAAACTGAATCGCTTCGTGTTCCTGTTAGTACGTTTCGGCCTGATTTTTGTTGGTTTGGTCGTAGAGACAGCGGCGATAGTCGAAATATGTATGACTCCGTTAGAGGTGTAACTTCAAGATTAACTTCAAACGGTTCAGCCGGTCAAGATACTACCGCGATAACAACGCATTTTAAAACCTTTGATGATGCTGGTTTTACTGTTGGAAGTGATGGCGCTGTAAACGGTACGAGTATGGTTTGTTGGAATTGGAAAGGCGCTGGAGCGGCACCAACGCAAACATATACAGTAAAAGTGGTTTCCGATTCGGGTAACAAGTATAGGTTTGATGATTTCGGTACGAGTGCAGTTACCTTAGATTTGCAGGAAGGCGGCACATACACGTTTGACCAGTCTGACAGTTCTAATTCTGGTCATCCTCTTAGGTTTAGCACTACTTCTGATGGTAGTCATGGTGGTGGTAGTGAGTATACAACGGGCGTAACTACAACTGGAACTCCCGGCAGTTCTGGTGCAAAAACCGTAATTACGGTGGCTGCTTCGGCCCCAGCCTTATATTACTATTGTAGCAGTCATTCTGGTATGGGCGGTGCAGCTAACACAAACGAAACTTTTGGATCGTCAAACTTTTCTGGCACAATTCAATCAAAGGTATGTGCTAACCCTACGGCTGGCTTCAGTATTGTAACCTACACGGGAAACGCTACTTCAGGAGCAACGGTGGGGCATGGGCTGTCTGTTGCCCCTTCAATGGTCCACTATAAGCGCCTTGATCAAAATGAAAGTTGGATTACTTTTGTTTCAAATATCGGTGGAGGCAAACACGTCTATTTAAACTTAGGCAATGGAGAAGCTACGGCTTCTAATGTGTTTAATAATACTGCGCCGGGGGCATCTGTGCTTACCCTTGGAGATGCTGGCAGCACAAACGCTACTGGTGAAGCTTTTATTGCTTACTGTTTTTCAGAAATTCCTGGTTACTGTAAAGCGGGTTCCTATACCGGCAACAATTCTACAGACGGCCCTCTAATCGATTTAGGTTTTTCTCCCGCTATTGTTGTTGTGAAAAAGACGAGTAGCAGCACGGGCGGCGAATGGTACGTTGTGGATAGTTCCCGAGACATTGAAAATGTTGCTGACAACGAGTTGGTATGGAACGGTGCAAATGCGGAAGATGGGGATCAAAGTGCGGATCACTTAGACTTTTTGTCCAATGGGTTTAAGATGCGCTGCGACGGCGCGGGTAGCGCAAATAGTAGTGATTGCACCACGTTTTATATGGCTTGGGCTGAAAACCCGTTTGCTGGGACAACGCCAGCTACAGCACGAAAATAGGAGAAAGTAATGTTTGTTTTAAACAACAAAACACGACTGCAACCGGGTAAATCTTGGAAAGATGATGACGGTTTTACGCACCCAAGCAACTGGGCAAGTGCATGGTCGGCTGACGAAAAGGCGGCTCACGGCATTAAAGAGGTTGTAGAAGAGTCTAAACCTGATGATAGGTTTTATTGGGTAGGTGGACCAGCCATAGACGGCACTTGGAGTTCCACAGCAAAAAATTTGGAGGATGTTACAAAAACTGTTGACGGTGTATCAACAACTACGTTTGGTCTTAAATCTAACTGGATTGCTAAAATAAAAGAAACAGCCAACAGCCTCTTGGCTCCTACAGACTGGCAGGTAGTTGCTAAAGCAGAACGTGATCGTGCTATCGATTCAAACGTAGCAACGTATCGTGCGGCTGTTGTTGCTAAATGTGCCGCTATTGAAAAGTCTATAACAGACATAGCAGATACGGCTGTTCCTTCAGGGTATGATGCGGCAAAAGAAAAGACAGACCCTACAGATGCTGAAAAGAAAATTATTTCGGACTATGAAACAGAAGTAGCCACTAAGTTTGCAGCATTTAAAGCGTTGTTTGATGCACCTGTGGACAGTGATGGTAAGCCTACGGGTGATAATCCACCAATGTTTGATTGGCCTGTGATGGGTGAATAAAGGGCCGAGTAAATGGCTTTTAGCAAGTTACAATTCAAACCCGGAGTAAATACCGAAGTCACGTCTTACACCAACGAAGGCGGCTGGAATAATTGTGACAAAGTCCGGTTTAGGTTTGGTTTTCCTGAGAAACTTGGGGGTTGGGTAAAATATTCTTTAAACACCTTTGAGGGTATATGCCGCTCTTTGCACGCCTGGGTTACCTCAGATGGTTCCAAGCTCATGGGCGTGGGCACTCATTTAAAGTTTTACGTTGAAGAGGGGACCGGGTTTAACGACATTACCCCGTTGCGTAACACAACAACGGGGTCCGCAACCTTCGCAGCCACCAACGGATCTACGACGTTAACTGTTACAGACGCAGGCCACGGCGCGGTAGTCGGGGATTATGTTACATTCAGCAGCGCCGCTTCTCTTGGGGGCAACATCACAGCAGCTATTTTAAACATAGAGTATGAGATTGTTACCGTCCCTTCGAGCAGTACCTTTACGATAACAGCCTCTGTAGCCGCTAACTCTTCTGACACGGGTAATGGCGGGGGCTCTACTATTGCAGCTTACCAGTTAAACACAGGTATTAACACGGTTGTCCCTGGAAACGGGTGGGGCGCAGGCACTTGGGGACGTGGTACGTGGGGTTCTGCCGCGACGGAAGTGACAGGTGGCGGCACTTTGCGGTTGTGGAGCCAAGACAATTTTAATGACGACTTAATTTTTAACCTAAGAGACGGCGCAATATATTATTGGGATCAATCCGCTGGTTACGCGAACAGGGCTGTGAACCTTACGACGCTGTCTACGACGGCACCCTCCGTAGCACGTCAGGTAATGGTTTCCGATAGAGACAAACACGTTATTGCTTTTGGGTGTAACCCCGCAAACACTGCTACTCAGAGCAAGCTAATTATCCGTTTTTCTAGCAGAAACAGCGCTACGGATTGGTCTGAGACAGGCACAAGTTCAGGCGGCACTTTGTTTATTGGTTCTGGCTCTGAGATTGTGCGGGCCATAGAGACAAGACGTGAAATTGTCGTTCTAACCGATAGCTCTGTGTACTCCATGCAGTACATAGGTGATCCGCTTGTTTTTGGCATAAACCAAATATCTGTGGGCACGAGCGTAGTTGGACCCAACGCTGTAGCGGCAGTTAACGACCTCGTGTATTGGATGGGAGAAAACAGGTTCTACGTCTACGATGGTCAGGTAAACATCTTACCTTGTACCGTTAGAGATACAGTATTTAGTGACTTTAACTTAACGCAGGGCGAGAAAGCTTTTGCAGCGGTAAACTCTGAATTTGGTGAGATAACGTGGTATTATGCGTCAGCGTCCTCTAGCACCAACGATAAGTATGTCACCTACAACTTCTTTGAAAAGGTATGGTACTTTGGGACTATAGCGCGGACAGCTTGGTTAGACCGAGGCATCAAACCTTACGCTGTAGGCGCAGGTACGACAGGCTATCTTTATAACCACGAAAACGGGCTTGACGACGACGGCAGCGCCATGACCGCTTTTATTGAGTCCAGCCCTGTAGACATACAAGATGGTGAGTCCTACAGCTTTATTCGTAAACTTATCCCAGACATAAACTTTTTGGATTCCGCAAGCGGTGCAACCAAAGAAGTTACTTTTACGCTCAAAGCGGAGGATTTCCCAGGTACGGGGTATACGCGCACAAGCGCTTCTACCGTAGACAGTACGGCAACACAAAATCATGTGCGCCTGAGAGGCCGTGCCGTTGGGCTTCGTGTGGAGTCCACTGAAGCAAATATGACGTGGCGGCTTGGCTCACCACGCATTGAAATACAACCGGATGGCAAGCGATGAGTAGCCGAGAACTCGTCCCACCCTCATTTGCGATACCGCCGGAAGCATACAACCAGCAGTATTTTTCAGACGTAGTAAGAGCCTTTTCTCTTTACGTCTTGCAGCAACAGCAACCTGGAGAGGGCCGTAATACATTTACCGTATTTACGGAACTGCAAAGCAACGACGCCGGTTTAGAGATAGGGGCAATCTTTGAAGTGGACGGCTTTGTTAAGATAACGAGGGCCTCTAACCCGCACCCAGAAGGCTCTGCCGCGACAGGCTCTGTTGGGACGGTCACGGTGGTACTACCATGACTATTATTACTACCCCGGATGGAAGAGAGTGGTATCCTTCTACAAGTCAGGATAAGATTAACTGCACTTCTTGTGGTAATGTTGTAGATACGCCAGAAGAAATTGCATCTTTTCCTGATGGAAAATGCCCTGTTTGTGGTAATAATTGGACTGGAACCGAGTCCCGCAGTACAGTAATATCAGTTACAATGCCGCAAGCTCTTAGCGGTGAAACGTGAGAAGAATATGTCGGCAAATGTAGCGTATAAACCAGACGGTCTTGATAGTCTTCTTCTTGAAGAAGAGGACATTCGCTCCTACGAAGAGTCCAAGGGCGACGTAGGGGGAATCGCGGACCTCGGGCCAATACGCGAACGCATGGAAAAAGCGGGCCGCTATGGTGACGACAGGGTAGCGCACGTACAGACAGGCGAACTGGTCGTACCTAAGCCGCTGATTGACAAGTTTCCAGAACTAAAAGCTTCTATCTTTGAGCATCTACGCGAGATGGGCGTAGAAGATCCCGAACGGTATATGGTGGGTGATGGTGAGAACTCCATCAACCCTGAGACGGGCCTGCCTGAGTTTGGTTTCTTCAGCAGCATCACTCGCGGCCTTAAAAGTATTGTTAAAAGCGTAGGTAAGGTACTCAAGAAGGTAGCCCCGACGCTTATTAAAGTTGCGGGCACGGCGCTTCTTAGCACAGTTATGCCCGCGCCTTTCGCTGCTGCCATATCTAGCGGCATTGGTACTCTTGTCGGCGGGGGCAGTCTAAAAGACGCTGCAATATCGGCAGCCCTTGGTGGTGCTACGGGAGCATTAGCACCTTCTATTGGTGACACAGCGGCCTTTGCGCTACAGGGCGGTGCAGAAGCGGCTATTGCGGGCGGTAACTTTGGTGATGTATTGAAAGGCGCTGGCATGGGTGCCGCAGGTGCCGCAGCGGGTAAGATTTTTGGACCGACACTTAAAAATATTTTACCTGAAGGCCTGGGCGGAGAGACTATCAAAGATCCGTTTAAGGTGGGAATTGACGCTTTGTCTGACGATATTGGACGGACAGGAAGCTTCCTCAGTGATGTTACACAAGGCGAGTTTTCAAAAGCTTTCCAACCTACGGCAAACATATTTGGAGGTCTTGACGACGTCTTAGGACCAAAACCGCAAGCTAGTTTGCCATCGACCAGTGAAACTGCTTATACCGACATTACCGGACCGGGGGATAATATCGTAATCGGCAGTAAGGGTGCAGATGAACTGACTGACGGAAGTCAATTCTATGGCTTAGACCGGCCCGTGTACCCTGGAACAACTATTCCTATTCCAGATGCGACTACCGACCCTTATGCCGGAATGCTTGAACAGGATTATGCAGAAATGTATAAACTTGACCCGGGTAAAGGTATCGGCGACAACCTAGGGGCCGGAGTCAAGAAGGTTACGGACTTTCTCCTTCCTTCAGACCCCTCTGCTGGCGATGTTCTGAGCAACAATCCTAATGTACCACCGGCTATTATGACAGAGTTTAGAGCGATGGGGGGTGACAATCCGGCCCTTACCGCAGTTCAAAAAGCCGACCTTGCCGCTAAAGCTATTGAATCAAAAGGTCTTAATTTTGTTCAGAAATACGGACCTCTCGCGGCTGTTGGTGCGGGTGCCGCATATCTTGGGGGTGCTTTTGATGTACCCGAAATGGAAAAACCAAACATCTTACCCTCTGGCTTTGGACAGCAGGGCGTTGATCCCGAGCTAGTTGCGAAGTACAGGTTAAGCGAAGGCTCCTTAAACACCACCCCTACCCGCACGTCACCTATTTCAGCTAGGGTAGCGCCTCGGCGGCAGTCGGATATTTTAAGGCAAAGGTTCCCTGACCTGTTTGCTGCGAAAGACGGCGGAGAGGTTTTTCCGCGCAGAACGGGTGGTATAATGCCTGACGAGGGTGTACCCGGAAAAGATAGCGTCCGCGCTATGGTCATGCCGGGTGAGTTTATTTTTACAACCGACGCAGTACGGGGTGCCAGCCCGACAGGCAACCTTAACGACGGTATAAACAATATGTATTCGGTGATGCGAAAGCTCGAATCCCGTGGTAAAAGGATGGCATAATGGCTGAACCACAAGTCACAGAACAGATAGTCCGGGAAGCGCCGGAAATAGAGGCAATTAAGCTTGCCCTCTTGCAAGACGCGCAGTTATTAGCTGACCAGCCCATAAGCTTTGGGGAAGAAGGACAGATACCTGATTACAGTGTCGCTGATCTTACAGATGCCCAGACCGTGGCTCTCAAAGATGCTGAGTTAGGCATTGGCACTTATGGCCAATACATAACAGATGCTGACACTCTTTTAGGTGACGCTGAAACGCCTCTTAAAAATATTGTCGGTGAGATGACGACAAAACCCGGTGACTTTGTTTCTACGGGGATTACCACTGGCACGGACCTGATGACAAAAGGGTCTGAGGCTATTACGGGTGACATGATTACGAGTTATATGAACCCGTACCAAGCCGCCATCCAAGCAGAGATAGACCGCGCTTACGACCTTGCTGCAAGAAAAGCGGACGCTGACGCAGCAAGTGCAGGCGCTTTTGGCGGCACACGGGCTTATTTACAGCAACAAGAAATTAACCGTAACCGCGCCTCTGCTTTAGCGCAGTCTCAAGCGCAAGCTTTCCTTAATGCCCAGCAGATGGCAGCAGATGAGCGTAAACGTCAGTTGGTAGCAGGCGAGGGTATTGGTTCTCTTGGCGTGCAAGGCGGACAGACGCTGGGCTCCTTGGCGTTAAGCCAAGGCCAAGCACTCAGTGACTTAGGTATTCGCACAGCGGGTCTAGGCGAAGCGGCTCAAGCCATGGATCAAAGAGATATTTCGTTTGCCTTTGATCTTGGTGAACGAGAGCGCCAGTTAGATCAAATGGTACTAGATGCAAAAAGAAAGTCTGCAATAGAAGAAGCTTACGAGCCTTATCAGCGCCTTGGTTTCTTGAGCGACATATATAAAGGGGCACCGTCAACGCAAATGTCCCTGACGGGCGCGTCTGTTCCGACTGCGTCGCCCTTCCAACAATTGGTTGGTGGCCTAACGGCTGTCGGCGGCACCGCAGCAGCGGCAAATAAAGCGGGGTTATTCGGATGATGAATAGAGGCGTAATGGACCGCCAGATGTTTAATAAGGGCGGCGCAGCCGGTTTCCCGGATGTAAGCGGTGACGGCAAGATAACTCAAAAAGACATTCTCATGGCGCGTGGCGTTGAGTTTAAGCAAGAGGGCGGCCCTGCTGGCAAGGTTCCTACTGACGTGCAAGCTATCTTTAACGGTCTCGTTAACGCTATGCGCGGTTCTGAGGAAGACGTTGCAAGGTACGTTGCACAAAACCAAACAGACCTTATTGACATAGCTAAGATGTTCCCAGGCACGGCTCCTACAATTGAAGCGGGTTTTGGAACGCTTATGAAAAAAGCCACTGGTCCTGCAATGACCGCTTTTTCTTCAGAGATGGTTCCTTCGCCACCAATGATGGCAGATACACCGGGCGCTGCTGCTTCAACCATAGACCCTTACATGTACGGTGGTATATCTAGGCCGGTACAAGACGCAGTTTCTGGGGCACTCACTGGGTCCATGACAGGCATGACAGGTCGTGCTACTCGGGAAGCGCAAGAAGGTTTAAGAGGAATGACCGGCCCGGGAGAAAGCGTCACAGAATCGCCTTTGACCACCGAAGAGGGTGGTAGGTTCAATGTTTACCCTCCCACCGAAATGCAAATGGGCGGTGAGCCGATGGCAGCGGCTATGGAACAGGGCAACATGGCCCCTGCACCGATGGCTGCCCCGCCAATGCCCGCGAACCTCGGCCCTGCGGAGATGGACGGCATTGCCTCTCAAGTTAACCCAGAGGTTTTGGCGATGCTGCAAGGTGCGGCCCGCAGCTTTGGTGACCCAGAGCAGGCCGAAAGCTTTGAAGATATGATGAACATGGTGCGCGGTGTTCCGGCAACGGAAGAAGAGCGCCGCCAAGAGCTTGCAGGAGTAGTTGGCCCGAGCGACGCGCAACAGACGCCCGATTCGGTACTTGCTTTGTTGCAGCCCACGATGTTGTTGATGGATTCGCCAGAGACCGAAGTGGACACAGGCGGTATTGGCCCCATGGCACAAACCGCCATGGACGTGCCAGTGCAAGGTAATATGGCAGAGGGGATCATGTCGATGGCCGCTCCTGAGTCGGAAGGAGCGTCGCCCCCCGTAAATTTTAACCAAGGCGGAGAGGTCCTCCGCTTTAGCAAAGGCATGGCAGTCCCGGGAGGCCCCTCCTTTACGACGGGAAGGCCAAGAATCTTGCCTACAAGGCCAGGAATACCTTCGTCTGTAACTCCTGATTTTAGGTCAGTTGCAAGGCCGAAAAGAGCGGCTATTGCCGCCCCCACCGTTAAATCGCCTACAACGACAGCCCCGACAATGTCAGATTTTTCTCAAGGCGTCTATGCACCTACAAAAACGCTTAGAGAACTTTATCAAGAAAGGCTTCCTTTGCTCGAAGAGATAACAGCGGCGGGTAAAGACAACACTGCTGCACAAATTCAATTCTTCTCTGACCTTGCAAAAGCGGGGGCCGCCTTTGCTCAACCAACTGCGCCAGGGCAATCGGTGGTTTCTAAGTTAGCTCAATCCTTATCCGAGTCCGGTATAAGCGAAAACGCTGCCAAGCTAGCTGCGTCGAGAGCCGCCACAGAACAAGCTTTAAAGTTAAAAGCTTTTGAAGGCGCTGAAAGGGAAGCGGTTGCCGAACAGGCTGCCCGCAGAGAAAGTAAGTTAATACAACAACGCCAACTGGGAGCGGCTGTAAACGCTCTTAAAGAGAGAACTTTTAAATTTAAACAAAGTCAAAACGCTTTTGAGTTTGATAAATACCTACAAAACAGCAAAGCGGCTTTGGACGAAGCTCAAACGGTGCTTCAAACTCAGTTACAGTTTATGAGCAAAGCAGAAGGTCAACGGGCACAAGCCATAATTGACCAGAAACTATTAGAATACCAAGAGGCGTTTAAAAAGAATACTGCCGAACTTGCCCATCAACGTAACCTGCAAACATTAGGCTTTAAACAAGTCTATGACCTGGAAAAAATTGTAAAAGAGGGTGATATACGAGGCACTCTTCAAGACGAAAACAACAAAGCCGCAGCAAAGTTAGCAAAACTTCGTGATGAACGCGCTGCTATACAAAAGAATTTAGATCGTAGTCAACAACAAGCTCAGTTTGAGACAACCACGTTTCTTAAAGAGCAACAAAACAAACGCATTAATGAAATAAAACAAGAAGAGTTAGCCATAAAACGTCATGCTAGTGACCTAAAATCACTAGCGGCTAAAACGAAAGCTTACAAAACGCCCGGAGAATCGTCCTCTGTCTTACTTAATGACACGTTCGTGCCAACAGGTGCAACACAGCCAATGCAGTTTCTTCCGGCGTGGGCTGGCGGACAAATTAGCGCCACGGATACCCGTTCTAAGCAATTGGCAACCATGTTGGATAATGCAGTAAAGGGCACTGTAAGCTGGGATCAAACGGGAGGTCCTGACGGCACGGGGGCGTATGTAAAGTCAACGTACAAGTTCTCCCCAAGAGAGTTAAAAGGTATCCTTAAAAGAGCTAGTTTACCTGATAGCGACCTTTCAGCCGATGTTAAAGAGTTCGCAAGACTATCCTTAATGGCGGATGATCCAGATGCTATGGAAAGAGAAATACAGACGGCTGAAGACAACGCAAAAATTTCAGGCATGTGGACCAGTCTGGGTAAAATTCTTTCCCCTGGTATGCAATCTTCAAATGATCCTACCGTGCTACGGAAGCTTGCTGAAGACACCGCTGCAAAAGCAGCTTTTGATGTTAGCAAAGCTCTTGGTCTCGGCGGACTTGTTGATAGAACCATTTCTAAGGGCTTTGCTCTTATTGGTGAAGATTATGGAGAAGGAAACCCTGCTGAAAGAGGCTTCTTCATCACACAACGCTTGTTTGTGGACGGCTTAACCTCTGCTATGGCAAACATGGCGGGTAAAGAAAACAAAGCAATACAGGAACGTCTAGCGAAGGTAACCCCGACAGAAGTATTAGAAACAACTTCAGTCGGCGCGTACATAGATAAGTCTAATACTTATTTAGGACACCTAGCCACCGCTATCGAAGCTCAAGAAGCCGCTCTTAGAGGAGGTCTTGACTTTAAGGAACGTCAGCAAGGTTTGATAGCGTTAGGAAAAATGCAACGGACTTATCACACCATAAACGATCTCGTTAAAGCGTTAGACATTTATAGGGGAAGTGATAATTAACCATGGCTGACCAAATTACTTTAACCCCTTGGCAGGGCTCCACCGGTTCCCTCGTTGTTGATATACCAGATCCTGCTGATGCCCAAGACCCTTTCGACACTCCTTTCCCTGTAGAAGAGGAAGGGTTTGACGAGGTTGATTTCAGTTTTGAGCCTGTAAAGCTTACTGAAGGTCAGGTAGATAAAACATTCTCTAGGTGGGGGAGTATTACACCTTCTGTTTTAGCTGCCACTATTGTTGATGATATTAGAAGTCAACCCGGTAACGAAGACCTTTTGAATATAGACAGCCTGCGTGACGGGACTGCACCTTATTTTGATCTTAACCCTCAGACGAGAGACTTACTTCCTTTCGAGAGAGCTTTAACATACAACGAAATTTCTAGGACTTTCTCAAACCTTAGAGACCAAAGTTTTTTAGATAGGTTAAAAGTAGAGTCCCCCAACGCCGCCTCTTTTTTAGCAGGCGCGTACACAGGAGGAAGACTTGGTGCCCTCGGCTCACGGGCCGTGGCAGGCGTGCCTGTCGTTGGTCCTTACGCCGCAGCAGGATTACCTGTTGTGACAACTATATTAGGCGGCATAGTCGGTCAGGACTTTTTTCAAAGAATAGGGTTAGCCAAAAAGCTTGAAGGAGAGGCGGGCTATCTTCCAAGTTCTAGGGCTAATGTAGTGTTAGGCCGTGCCACCCGAGAAGCATTAGAAGGCGCGGGGGGTCTTGCCGCCCTAGCTTTGACGATAGGCAAGAAGGGTAAGGCAAACCTTGGTTCTGATGCCGTCGTAATGCTCAAGGGTCTGCAAGATCAAGTTAACGGACCACAAGGGCCTTTTTACAAGAGGCTCCTGCGAGGCTTAGAAAGCGCGGGTATAAATTTACAGAAAGGCACGGAAAACATTTTGGGTTCTGTTGCTGCCTCTGCAAGACAGGCACCCAAACGAGCCGCAGCCGCAGAAGCAATAATAGGTGGCTTGTCTGTAGCAGGGGCACGAGCAGGTGAAGCAATCTCCCCAGGAAGCGAAGGAGCGGCTACGACGGGACAAATCGCTTTGCCGACAACCGCCGCTGCTTTTTACACATTAAGCCCCCTAAGATTTGTTCTGGGCTCCGCTATAAAAGGCTATCAAAAAGGTAAACAAATGAGCGGCCAAATGAAGGAGGAGGCCGTTTCAAACTTTAACCTTGCCCGAGAAGATAACCCTGACGCAAGGCCCGAGGATTTTGGACTAAAGATAGGTGCGGGCAATCAATTAGAATTGATAGAGCAACCTGGGTTTGGTCAAAAACTAAAGTTTGGACTTGGTGCTTACAAAGACAAAAGAAAACAAGCCGCAGCAGACGTGGTTTTGCGACAATTCGTTAAAGACCTAGAAGACAGAGCGATGGGCGATGACGAGATTGAAGGAGCCATAGATAAATTAATTAAAAGCTTTGAGGCAGGCGACACCTCTCCCTTGTACAACGAACCTGCTCTAGTTCAAATACGCAGGATGCTTGACAGGATGGGCGCTGACTTCTCACAACAAGAGGGCGTAGCCAAAGGAAAACTTCAAGAGGAAGTTGAGGCGGCAGTCTCTCTTATCGCAACAGGTTTAGCGTCTGGTGACGAAAATGGTTACAGGTTTGCTTCTGTTTTAGCTCAAAATATTTATGAGGCCGGAATCGCTAGGGATTTAAGCGATAGAGCGGCCAGGGTATTTAATGCTCAAAGACAATTGTCTAATGAACCGGGCATAGATGCCGAGACTGCTGCGAAAAATTTAAGCAAAGCCGTAAACCCTTTAATTGATGCGACAAAAGCGACAGCAGAAAAACTTTATTCAGATATCCCTAGCCACCGTATTTTGTTTGAGGCAGATAATCCTCCGTTAATCTTAAATGCTTTAGACGAAGTTCCTGAACTTAGGGTTGCTTTGGACGATCCTGCTGTAAAAAAGGCGTTGCCTTCTGAAGTTTCTGGAGCTTTGGACCAACTTGTTTCAATTAGAAACAAGTTCGACGATTTTGTCCAAGCGGGCACTGGAGGAACAGGCAGGGCTGTCGTAGCAGACCTGCCAGAACAAACCAAACTTTTAGGGTTACGAGATAAGCTAGCGGGCGAGGACAGTTTAAAATCGGTTGACGATATTTTGTCTGGAAGAAAAGAATTGTCCAGGCCCGCCCCAGTCGGTGATTCAGGTCCTTCTTTTACGAAGCTTACCTTGCAAAGAGACGATAACGGTCAGCTTGCGGTTACTCAAGAAAACGTAGACACGTTAGGTCAAATTATTTCTCAAAGGGAGAAGAACAAACCTAAAGGGTCCGGGGCGACTACTCACAGACAAGCTCAAGATGTGTTAAGGGCCGAAAAGAATTTATTGTCTGCTCGTTTAGAGCAAGCGGCGCAACCCGCGCAAGCGGCGCAAACCCTGCCGGATAGCATAGAGTCAGATGCTTTAAAATTAATTCGTACAACTCTTTTAGATTTTGCCCGAGGCAACAATACACCAGGGAATCAAAAAAGAATAGCTAACGCTATTGCAGAATATTATACGAAGCAACAGTTTGACCCCAAGGCTAAACGAGACATAGAGGATGTCTCTTTTATAACAAAAAGAGAGGCGGCTAACGCTTATTATAAGGCCCGTCAAAACATCTTTAACGGCGGCCTCTTTGCCGAAATAGCTAAAAAGTCCCCACAAGGCATAGATCAATCTGTTGAAAATCTACAAGCCGCTATGAATGATTTGTCTGTCCCTGCAATGGCTCGAATAAAAGATCTTCAAAGGGCCGTCCGGTTTACCTTTAACCCTGTAGACACGCCTAGTTTACCAGAGACCGCTTTACTAAGACAAACGGACGTTGACCGAGGACCATATAAAGAAATTATTCTTGATAACATAGTCATGCCCGTGGACGAAATTCCTCCAAGTATTGATGCAGCAGAAACAGCTATTTTAAGTAAACTTAATGACACTCTCGTTGCGGCTCGAAGAGTTGGTGGAACGAAAAAAGATGTTTTAGACCCTCAAGATGCGGAACAAGGGCAAATACTTGACCGGCCTTCAGACTTTGGCATGAGTACGGGAGAAAGAAACGCTATACAAAGTTATTTAGATGATTCCGCTAATAATGGACTTGACCTTTTACCGGGGCTTAAACAACGGTTACAGATTTTACTGGACGAAGGTGTAAGTTATAGAGATTTTGTAAAGCAAACGACAGATGATGTTAAAAAGTATAAAAAACAAAACCTTTGGACTGTCTTTTCTAGCGCTGGAGAAAACGCTGACTTTTCAGCTACGTTAAAAAAAGCTTTTGGTCAAGATTTAAGCGGACAAATAGGCGCTAGAGGGGTTTTTGATAATTTACTTAACCCTATAAAAGTGATGGACCGAAAAGCTCAAGAAGACCCAAGGGCTTTCTTAAAAGCGCTTCAAGATAATAGATTGTTTGACGCTTTAGAAGCTAGAAACATAGATAATCTATCTGACACGGAAGTGGATGATCTTGTTAAAGGCGCTAAAACGTCTGCGAGAGAGGGCCTAAAAAGTTTAATAGTTGATTTTGCAAAGTCTTCTGCGGGCAGAGGAAGCAAAGGCGGAATCAATTACAACAAGTTTAAAGAACTTCTATTTGAAGGGAAGGTTGGAAACGAGAGGATGCCCTCTCTTGTGGAGTGGATGTCTAATAATGGTCTAATGACAAGATCTCAAAGAGATAGTCTTCGGAAATCTTTAGATCAATTAGGGGCGTTTGACTCAGAGGTTTTAGGCCTAATTCAAGATGATATCACAAACACTACAAATCCTATACTAAGAGCCACGATTAGCACTTTTGGGGCAGCTTTGGGCTCTGGCCTGTATAGGTTTATTAACAAAGCTACGGGTGGCCTTTTGGGCGGTAGCGGACAGTTGGTAGCCTCTGGATCAGGTGCAGGAGCCGCCAGGGAAGTTTTGTTAAATGCGCGGGCTGGCGCGGTCATGGATGGCATGTTCACCCTTATGCAAGACAGACCTTTTGAAATTGCTCGACTTTTAAAAATTGCACGAAAGGGAGCAAACCCTCAAGCAAGAGTAACTGAAGGGGATCTGCAAACTTTTTCAGAGATATTAAGAAGGCTGCAAGGGGCAAGCCTACCTAAAATAGGTGTTGTCAAAGCGGGCGGCCCTGCGGAAACAGAGCAACAACCTGTCATGGGCACCCCTGAACTACGCAAAAAATTAGATCCTTACAACCTAGAGGGTGAAGAAACGTCTAGCGTGGCTCCCGCTCTGCGATCTCAGGATGTTGCTCAGTTCCAACTCCCCTCGCAGCAAGCTGGTTTCTTACCGCAATTAACGCAGGCCGCGCAGGCCGGGGCACCCGCTTCTCGGCCCACGGGCCAACCTAATCCGCAACAGCGCCAAGGCTTGGCGGCGTTGTTCCCGAACGATCCAATCTTAGGAGCAAACCGTGGATGAAATAGATGACTTTGACCTGCGGGATGAATTTTTTGATATAATTCTTCTAATGTTGCAGTCCGACTTTCACCGCAACTTTCTTGTTAAAGACCTTGAGCGGTTGGTTTTGCCTCCGCTTATAGTCGGCAAGATGTCCGTCATTTATTCTAAAGATTACACTGGCATGAACGCCGGTTCGCCTCGTGGACTCTACTCTTATGCCTTTTTAGACGAGGAGGCAGAAGCCGGTTATATGGACGGCAGTCGTAAAATCCAACCAGAGGATTGGGAGAAGGGTCCTAAAGACGGGACGTTGTGGATCATAGACTTTATTGCGCCTTACGACAATGCGCGTGAAATTGTGCGTCAGGTGCAACAAGAATTAACCGACTATTACATCGACACCTACCCGAAAGACGGTGCTTGGTTTAGACGCCCCGCGAAGGGCGGCCATAAGCGCTGGTCCTCGGGCGTCTTGTTCCAAATAGAAGAACGGAAAAAGAAAAATGCACACCTCCGACTTGTTTCATAAACAGCCGTGGTCTGACGGCCTCGTCAACATCTACGACCAGCTTGGTGTAGATTATTACGAAAACAAATACCGTTGGGTTTTAGGCGGTGACGGCGGCGGGGGTGGTGATAGCGGAGAGTATGATGAGCCCCAAGCGCCAGAAGCCTACACTAAAGAGGGGGGCCAAAAAGGCGGTTACTCTACAGCAGAAGAAGCAATGGGCTTTCTTGGAGGTCTTACGGGCGCAAGAGGCACGGACCAAGAGTATGCCGACCTGAGAGCGGCTCAAGCCGCTCTTGAGGCGGGTAGATCTACTTTTGTAAACTCAAGAGGAGAAAC